ATGAGAAGGAACGCAACACCACGAGGGTGCGTGTATTGAAGAACAGGTTTGCTGGCCTGACAGGACAAGCTTGCTCTCTTGTGTACAGCAAGTACACAGGGCGCATGATTGAAACCGAAGAGACAACCGAAGAGACAACCGAAGAGATAACATTCTCCGAAGAAGATAAAATGTTGAATAACTTAGAAGTAATTCAGCAATTATGCTACGAGAAGGGTTACAAAATCGCTAGCGAGTTAATTCTGCAAGCAATGGCAAAGATTAACGAGAAGGTATGAAGGGAGAATCGGAGGGCTTGACAAACCCTCCGAAGCCCCTACAATGGACACCAGAGCACATAGAAAAGCAAAAAAGCTTTTCCCTGCGCTTTGCAGGTAACTTGTAAGTAACTTTCTAAGGAGTTTTTTATGTTTGATTCGATTAAAGCTTTTTTTGTCGCAAAGCAATTTGTTGCCAACCATGGCAATAGGTTTTTGACAGTGTATGTCGGTGACAAACGCTACAATGGGCAGATTGTCAGCCGAGGTTTTTTCAAGGTGTCTGTCAAGCTGGCGCATGGTGGTAAGATTGTCAAGGTTAGCCCTAGTAATGTGGTGCGTGTACACCGAGACAAAAAGCGTTTATCAGTACAGAAGCAAGCAATTGCAATCTGATAGGAAACTTCATAAGCCCATGGTTGTGGGCTTATGTGGCAATCCTGCCAGCAAGGAGCATCAAATGACAGATAGACAATTCACAGTTACATGCACCATTTTATTGGTGCTGGTTTGGACAATGCTTATTTTGGAGAGTATCTATGCTTAGTCGCACATCAAAGCTAGGCTGTTTTAGTTGGAGCTTGCAAGCCCTTGAGACTTGTCAAGGGTCTATTGGCAAAGATGGGCAGCTTGTCGAGGTTTGTCAAGGTTGTTACGCCACGCAGGGGTTTTATCACATGCCTGATGCCATAAAGTTGCGTAAAAACAACAAGGAAGATTGGCAATCTGAGGATTGGGTGGAGCGTATGGTTGCTGCCCTTGTAAAGCAGAAGAAATTTCGATGGTTTGACAGTGGAGATATTTATTCTGTTGACTTGGCGTGGAAAATCTATGATGTTTGTAGACAGACACCCCATGTCAAGCATTGGTTACCCACACGTATGCACAAGTTTGACAAGTATGCCAATGTTTTAGGTGCGCTTGATTGTTTGCCCAATGTTGTTGTGCGCCTCAGTGCCGACAATGTGGAAGAGCAGATAGCAGGAGCTACCACATCAATGGTCATCAAGACACACGAGCATAGAAGGGGTGTACACGTATGCCCTAGTAGTTTGCAAGAGGGCAAGTGCAAGGACTGCACCGCCTGTTGGAACAAGGGTGTTAAGGTTGTTGCTTACGTGTCACATTCACGTAAGATGGCTAAGGTTTTTCAAATCAAGGAGATGAGATGAAACTATATAATTGTGATGGTTATTGGAAAGACACAAAAGAGCAATTCATAAATATGATAGTGTGTGATGTTGAGTGGGATGGTTTTGAAGATGCAAAGGATGCAGCCATCTTTTATTACAGTGAGGGGGAGCCAATAGTTGGTGACCATTTTGATTTTGTAATCACAAGTTCAGAGGAGATGAGATGAGCAAGTATGCACAGACAAATGCGTTAAAGAAGGGGACACGTGTTGTCCTGCGTAATGGCTGGCAAGCTGTGCTTGAAGATAACAAGCGTGGCTATACCCGTTTGGCTACTGTGTATGGTACATATACAGAGATGGGCAGCATCTATGCCCACGATATTGCAGGCTATCAGCAAAACATTTATGATGAAGAAGATAATCCTGTTGGCACATATTGGATACAACTTCCCTTCATTGGGGATAACTTTCTAGAAATTTTGACAAGGAGGGCAGCATGAAAGTATTTGTATATTTCAATTTGCACAAGCGTGTCTTCTCTGTGAAGGCATTGGAGGGCAAGGACAAGGGCAGGGTTATAGGGCACAGAACGTCCTTGGCACTAGACAGCCCCACCTTCAAGGTTTCAGAGGCTGGAAGGCAGCGTGTGGTGCGTGAGAAGCGCAAGAACGTACATGCAGGGGTTGTCGGTTTCCTGACATCCTCTTATGACTTGACTAGAGAGGCTGTATCATGGACTTCTGTTACCTACAATCCATACTTGTTCTCTTCGTTTGTCACATGTAAGGATAAGCAGCCAGTGCATGAGGCTAGGTTTGCTTGGCTTGATGTTGTTAATGGTGTTCCACACTTGGTAGCTGGCAATGAAAAACCATGTTGATGGTATGGGCATCTTCTTGGTGTATGTAATTGGGTTTATAATTGGTTTGATTGTGATTAGATTCTTTAAACAAAGGGGAAAGTAATGGGATTAGATATGTATTTGACAGCAAAGCGTTACATCTATGACTTCGGTGATGATGGCTTGGCTTTACGTGATGCCTTGAAAGAGTTACAGGTTAATGAAATGCGTGTGAAAGAAGTTTCATATGAGGCTGGCTACTGGCGCAAAGCTAACCACATTCACAAGTGGTTTGTTGATAACGTGCAGGGTGGTGACGACAACTGTCGTGAGTACCTTGTCTCACACGAGCAGCTTGAGCGTCTGCTCGACCTCGTTAATGAAGTGTTGCGTAATAAAGACAAAGCAAAAGACTTGTTGCCTACAAGCAACGGATTCTTCTTTGGTAGTGACTTATATGATGAGGGTTATTTCGATGACCTCATCCATACGAAAGCCATCATAGAGAATGTGTTTGCTATTCCAGACTACAATCGTTATGATATATACTACTGCTCTTCGTGGTAACTAGCCAGTTACCTAAGCCCTTGACAGCTTCTTGTATGTCTTGTACAATAAAGACATATAAGAAAGCTTCTAGTTAATAATATTAAGGAAAACATATGAGATGTTATTGTTGTAATGCTAGTTTGTCTGACTTTGAAGCTACTCGTAAGAGTGCACAGACAGGTGACTTTTTAGATATTTGTAATGATTGTTTCTCCTATGTCAAAGATGACATAGATGTAGTAGAGAGACAAGACTTACAACATGCTTCTGATGATGAGGAGATTGAAGATGATGACGAACAATGAACAGCTTGAGAGACTGCTTCTCTTCACGATTGCTGATTGTGTTGAGATAACAAAGATAATTGGTTATGTTAATTTCATGGAAGTTTTCCACACAGCCCTCTTAGTAAAGAAAAACTCTGTGCCTTTATCTCAAGAAGAACTACAGGAAAGCCAAAAGGAATTATGGAATGATTGGAAACACTAATGGCATTTGTTAAAACACACCAGCCATGTACATACTGTGACAGTAGTGATGGCATGGCTGTGAATGATGATGGTTCAACTTATTGCTTTGTTTGTAACACGCACACAAAGCCAACAAAAGAAGAAGGATATATGCAGACAACGACAGCCACAGCAAAGCCTGTGGAAGGGGCTATAGCTGCCCTTAGAACAGCCTTCCAGACCTTGGCTACACCAGCCATTGGAAGCAGACGCATAAGCAGGACAACAGTTGAGAAGTATGGCATTGTGTCTGATGCTACCCACGTGTGGTTTCCCTACTATGACAATGATGGAAAGCTCTTTGCAACAAAGAAGCGTAGCATCAAGGAGAAGAAGTTTGTTGTCGAAGGGGATTGGAAAGCCACCTGTTTGTTTGGACAGCAGTTGTTCACCAAGGGTGGTAAGTATCTAACCATTGTCGAGGGTGAGTACGATGCCCTTGCTGTGTTCCAAATGCTTGGCTCCAAGTGGCCTGTCGTGTCTGTGCGTAATGGTGCAGGCAGTGCAGCCAAGGATGCCAAGGAACATTACGAGTGGATTAACAGCTTTGAGAACATTGTTGTTTGCTTTGACAATGACGAGCAGGGACATCAGGGTGCAGCACAGCTATGCTCTGTCCTTGGCTCCAAGGTTAAGGTGATGAAGGGGGTTGATGGCTTGAAGGATGGGTGCGATTGGCTCCTCGCTGGTAAAGAGAAGGAGTTCATTGACCGCTGGTGGTCTGCTGAGAAGCACATCCCTGATGGTATTGTTGCTGGCTCCACGTTGTGGGAACAGGTGTCCAAGCCTTTGGAGAAGGCAGAGGTGTCCTACCCCTTCGAGGGTTTGAACAAGCTCACCTATGGCATACGTAAGGGCGAGCTTGTAACTGTCACTGCTGGTAGTGGATTAGGTAAGAGCCAGTTCTTGCGCGAGCTTATATGGCACATCCTCTGTAAGACACAGGACAACATTGGCCTGATGTTCTTGGAAGAGAGTGTGCGTAAGACAGGCACATCCATCATGTCATTGGCTGCAAACAAGCCCTTGCATTTGCCTGACTGTGATGCTACAATGGAAGAGAAGAGGGCAGCTTTCGATGTCACCCTTGGCACAGACAGACTGTACATGTTTGACCACTTCGGTAGCACAGACATTGAGAACATTGTGAAGAGGACAGAAGAGTTTGCCAATGCCTTTGGGTGTGGCTATGTGTTCCTAGACCACGTGTCCATTGTTGTAAGTTCACAACAGAATGGTGACGAGCGTAAGGCTTTGGATACAATCATGACAGAGCTTCGCACATTGGTTCAACGCACAGGTATCAGCCTAGTCCTTGTGAGCCACCTAAAGCGTCCTGATGGGGGCAAGGGGCACGAGGAGGGGGTAGCCACCACCTTGGCTCAGCTACGTGGCTCAGGCTCCATTGCTCAGCTATCAGACATGGTGCTTGGCCTTGAGCGCAATGGACAGGCAGAGGATGAGAAGGAACGCAACACCACGAGGGTGCGTGTATTGAAGAACAGGTTTGCTGGCCTGACAGGACAAGCTTGCTCTCTTGTGTACAGCAAGTACACAGGGCGCATGATTGAAACAGAAGATGAGAAGCTGTGAGAAAACGACAAACAAGGAAACGTATGGATACTTTATTGCTTGCTGCTAGTGACTTCCCCATGTTGGCTGTTAATGAGGAGTTTCATGAGACATTCCCTAATGCAGATGATGTGACAATTGAATATGAGTGGGAAGATGATGAGCCACAGGTTGGCTATATTGGTGGCTTCTCATGGGATGCTTATGTTGATGGTGTTGAAATTACAAACATGCTGTCCATCAAAGACATCAAGTTTGTTGAGGCAACACTCAAATCATATACTGAGGAGTATTGCTAATGGCTAGTTGGTTAATTGCAGTTATCGGTGTGGTCTATTTGGTGGTAGCGATAGACCTAATGCTCAAGGGTAACCTTGGTATGGGCGTGGCCTTCATTGGCTACAGCTTAGGCAATGTTGGTTTGTATATAGCTACTAAGGTCCAAGCATGAAAGAGCATTATTGTTCTGTTGAAAAAACAAATATTTTCTATCAAGACAAATGCAACTGGTGCAACGAAAGCGAGACAAGCATGAAGCTCTATGAAGTACCAAGGAACACACGTATAGTTCTTGAAGGTGGAACAGAACTTATGTTTGACCACATTGACGGGATGTATAGTGTATGTTATACTGATAGTGGAAGCATCGTACACTTAGCAGCTTGGACAGAAGTCACAATTAAGGAAGACAAATGACATTAACAATTGAAGGTACATTAGCACAACGTCAAGACACCTATGGTGACTACAAGGATGTTGCATACATGGCACAAGAACTGAAGAAGATATTACGTACACGTGGTAACTGGCACGACATGTCGCCACCCATGCAAGAAAGCATGGACATGATTTGCAACAAGATGGCTCGCATCCTTAATGGTAACCCCTACTATGCAGACAGTTGGCATGACATTGCAGGGTATGCTACACTGATGGTTAAGGAATTGGGATATGAATAAGGAAACCAAATGCGGAGGCTCTTTCTAGACACAGAAACAAACAGCACACACGATAAGATATGGTGCTGCTATACGTATGATGAGAATGGATATGTATGTCACACAGAAGCAAGTACGCTGATTCCCTTAATCGAAAGCTCAGACAAAGTGATAGGGCACAACTTGATAGGTTTCGATGCGGGGGTCTTGAAGAGATGTTGGGGGGTGAAGATACCAGCAAAGAAAGCGATAGATACATTGATACTATCAAGGCTATTCAATCCCAATATCGAAGGAGGCCACAGTTTGGCAGCATGGGGGGACAGGACAGGACAAAATAAAACTGACTATGCCCAAGCCTATGTGGACAAGACTGGGCGGTCTGCCGACCTCCGATGGGACAACCCTGACCTTGAGCTTCTGTTTGAATATTGTAAGGACGATGTTGCTGCTCTCGTTGCAACATACGAGATGGTTAACAAGATGCTTGAGAAGGAACAGTTCTCTGAACAATGTATCAAGCTTGAGCATGACGTTGCAATTATTATTCAAAGGCAGAAGGAACATGGTTTTAAACTGGACATTAAGAAAGCTCAGGGCTTGTTGGCTAAGCTTCAGAGTAAGATGGTGGACATTGAAAACACCATGCAAGATGTCTTCCCTCCCTACGTTGAAACAGGAAGAAAGAACAAGAGGACAGGCGCACCACTAAAAGACATCATCACCCCTTTCAATCCCGGAAGCAGACAGCAGATTGCTGATCGTCTTGAGAAGCTTGGTGTTAAGTTCACCAAGAAGACAGAGAAGGGTGCAGTGATTGTTGATGAGACAGTGCTTGCCGCTATTCCAATTCCAGCAGCTAGGATTCTTTCTGAATACCTCATGCTGCAAAAGCGTGTGGCTCAGATTGGTAGCTGGCTTGAGGAGGTGAGAGACACAGGTAGGGTGCATGGTAGCGTGATGACCAATGGTGCTGTCACTGGTAGGATGACACACAGCAGCCCCAACATGGCACAGGTTCCCAACAAGGGGAGCCCCTATGGTGAGGACTGTCGTGAGTTGTGGACTGTGGATGAGGGCAATGTTCTTGTTGGTGCTGATGCCAGTGGCCTTGAGCTACGAATGCTGGCTCACTACATGAAGGACGATGCCTATATCAAAACTGTTTGTGAAGGGAACTCGAAAGATGGCACTGACGTACACACCCAAAACCAAAAGGCAGCGGGTCTTGCAACAAGGGATGAAGCGAAGACCTTCATTTACGCCTTTCTCTATGGTGCAGGGTCGGCGAAGATTGGTAAGATTGTCGGTGGTAATGCTAACGATGGACAGAAGCTCATCGAAAGCTTTCTTTCCAACACTCCCGCACTCAAGAGTTTACGCAATAACGTATCCAAGTATGCAGGCAAGGGCTTTGTACCGGGGCTGGATGGTAGGAAGATTTGGGTACGTTCCGAACACTCAGCAGTTAATAGCCTATTGCAAGGCGCAGGCGCAATTGTGATGAAGCAGGCTCTCGTCTTGTTAGATGAGAAGCTTAGGAAGAAGAAAGTTTGGTATGGCTTTTGTGCAAATGTCCATGATGAATGGCAGATTGAAACAAAAGAAAAAGATGGCGAGCTTGTGGGGAAACTAGCAGTACAGAGCATACAAGAGGCAGGAGCTTTGCTAGGCTTACGTTGCCCTGTATCTGGTGAGTTCAACATAGGCAAGACATGGCGTGACACACATTGAAAAATGTGGTATAATATTGTTTTTAGACAAAGGAAAAAAGATGAACCAAGTTAAAGTAGTGGGTAAATTGTTTTGGGCTAAGCACATGGAAGTTCCTAATCGGGAGTTCAATGCAGATAACAACCGCTTTGAGATTTGCATTGGTGGCCTGAGTGATTCCATTGCACAGCGTCTTACATCAGAACTTGGTGTTAAGATTAAAGAGAAAGCAGATGACAAGTATGGACGAGGTAAGTACATTATCGTCAAGAGCAACTATGCTATCAAGGCTATTGATGATAACAATGGTCGTGTCTCTCCTGACCTGATTGGCAATGGTACTATTGCAGAAGCAACCATCAGCAGCTACACCCACAAGATGTCAGCAGCCCATGGCAATGCACCTTCTCTGCTGCACAGCAAGGACAACCCTGCTCTGCGTATCAAAGAGCTAGTGTCTGCCCCTGTTGAGCAAGAAGAAGAAGCAGAAGTAGTTCTGTAATGATTGCTCTTGTGGATGGTGATGTGATGTGCTATCGCATTGCCTTCTCTTGTAAGGATGACTCAGAAAGCCAAGCCATTACAACGATGGCTAACTTTCTTGAGGACATCCTTATGACACAGCTAGGTCTTGAATCTTGGGAGGTCTTCTTAACAGGAAAGACCAACTTCAGAAAAGAAGTAGCTGTAACTGCCCCTTACAAAGGGAACAGAACTCAAGAGAAGCCAGCACATTTAGAGATGCTACGTAACTACCTAGTTACCGCATGGAATGCACAGATGAGCATTGATGAAGAAGCTGATGACCTGATAGCAATCAGAGCAACAGAGCTTCAAGATGATTGCATCATGGTGTCAGTGGATAAAGACTTCAATCAGGTGGCAGGATGGCATTACAATTTTGTGAAGCAAGACAAGTACTATGTCTCAGAAGAACAAGGACTCCGCTTCTTTTACAAACAGATGTTGATGGGCGACAGAGCAGACAACATTGTGGGTATCAAGGGGATAGGGGATGTGAAAGCAACCAAGATGCTTGCCAAAGCCAAGACCGAAAGCGAGATGCTTGCAGTTTGCTTGGAGGCACTGGGCGAAGAGCGAGTTAAAGAGAATGGACTTCTATTATGGCTAAGGCGATTCCCCGAACAGATGTGGTTCCCTCCAGTTTCTGGCTTGGAGGCTGCGAATGGAAAGTAGTTTATGTTGATGAGTTCCAAGACTTCGGTACATGTGACCCCGGCAAGTATGAAATACATATACGTGCCAACATGAACGAGCAAGCAACACGAGCTACATTCTTTCACGAGCTTGTCCATGCAATTAAGTTTACGATGGGAGACATAAGTCACGATGAGAAAGAAGTCGAAGGTTTTGGAAACCTCCTCTGTCAGTGGTACAGAACTAAAGTATAACGACAGTGAGTGGACAGCAGCAAGGTTCAGAAGCTTTGTTGTCTCTGCTCTGAGGACAGCAACACGTAGGTGGCCTCCAAAGTTTAAGGCTTTGAAGGAGGCCTACATTGGGAGACAGGTTAACAAGAAGACAAACAAGATGGCTATGCACTACGCTTGCGCTAGTTGCTCCAATCATTTTGTTGCCAAGGATGTACAAGTTGATCACATCTTCCCTGTTGTTGATCCAAGAACAGGCTTCGTTGATTGGGAAACATACATTAGTAGGTTGTTCTGTGAGAAAGAAAACTTACAGGTGCTATGTAAACCATGCCATGTAGACAAGACAGCTTTAGAGAAATTACAAAGGAAAGAGAATGGGCAGACCAAAGAAAATACAGGCAGAACAAGTAGAGCCAAGCACAAATGAGCAATGGTATCTATACCTTGTTGGCTACTGGGTTCCATTTCCTAGTAGTGAATATGGTGGGTTACAGTGCGTCTTAGCACGTAACAAAGAAGAGGCAAAAGAAGCAATTAAGGAAGCAGCAGGAGACTTTATGGTTGGGTCTTTTAAAGATGCTGATGAACGCATAGAGATGCGTATCAACAAAGCAGAAGTATTTCCTGTTATTGGTAGTTATGGTGAACCTCACATTGTAAGGAGTATGGAAACATGAAGATTGAAATTATGGCTTTCAATGAGAACGAAGATGGCTCAGCCGATTGTTCTTTTGAGACAGATAAAGAAGGTAAAGAAGCCCTCTTTCGTTATGGCTTGCTGGCTCTGCTGAAAGAAGCAATGGCTCAAGGTCATGGACTAATGCCAACGGAGACAAATGATGGACAATGATAAGACTCGCTTTATGTTTCACGTAGAGCAAAAGGGATACTACGATGACATAGAGTATCGTGCATATCCTGATGTCATTCTGACACAGTATGCCACCTTCGATGATGGTGCACGATGGCCTGATGCAATAAGAGCCTTTGCTCGTTTCTTAAGTAACATCTATGGCTATGATGTAGAAAAAGAATTCAACAAGATTTATGTAGACCCTCTTCATAAATACAAACAAGACGAGGACAGTCAATTAGATTTGTTTAAAGACCAATGAGACATTTAGTTATTCCTGACACACAATGCAAACCCGGAGTTTCTCTTGACCATCTGGAATGGGTGGGTAAGTATGCAGCAGACAAGAAACCAGATGTCATCATCCACCTTGGCGATCATTGGGATATGCCAAGCCTTTCAATTTACGATGTAGGGAAGAAAAGCTTTGAAGGTAGAACGTATCAAGCAGATATTGAATCTGGTCACGCTGGAATGGAACTTCTTTTGTCTCCGATTAAAGCTGAGCAGTTGCGTCTTAAAAGAAACAAAGAAAAACAATGGAACCCACGCCTTGTATTTCTTCTGGGAAACCATGAGGAACGGATTCAGAGAGCTATTGAGAGCGATAGAAAACTGGACGGACTCATTGGTTATCACGACCTTAAACTTGCTTCTTATGGTTGGGAGTGTTTTGATTTTCTTCAGCCTGTCGTTCTGGATGGTATTGCTTATTGCCATTACTTCACTTCGGGTGTTATGGGAAGGCCTGTTAGTTCGCCTGCGTTGATGCTCTCCAAGAAGCACATGAGTTGTGTGATGGGGCACGTACAGGACAGGGGCATTGCCTATGCTCGTAGGGCTGATGGTAAGCGTATGACAGGCTTGTTTGCTGGCATCTGCTACCAACACGATGAGAAGTACCTGACCCCTCAAACTAATGGCTCTTGGTCTGGTGTGTGGATGTTCAACGAGGTTGTTGAAGGTAGCTTTGATGAGCTTCCTGTTAGCCTTAACTACTTGCGTGAGACTTACGCATGAGCCTCACGCTATATGACATTGCAGACTTGCTAAGAAGGGAAGACTGTGTTACAATATTAGAACTGTTGGACATAAGTAGTGATGACCTTGTTGACAGGTTCATGGATGTGATAGAAGATAAAGCTGATAAGATAGAAAAGGAACTTGAATGAAGAAGTACATGGGAAGTTATGAGCAGTTCATTGCTAAGAGTAGATATGCTCGTTACTTGAATGATGAACAGCGGCGTGAGAATTGGGATGAGACAGTAGCTCGCTACTTAGAGTTTATGTACAAGCACTTAGAAAAAGAACATAACTACATCATTGCTGATGGAATGTACAAAGAACTGTATGATGCCATCTACAACATGGAAGTTATGCCTTCTATGCGTAGCGTTATGACTGCTGGTAAGGCATTGGAGCGAGACAACACTGCTGGCTATAACTGTTCCTATCTTCCTGTTGATGATGTTAAAAGCTTCGATGAAGCTATGTACATCTTATTGTGTGGTACAGGTGTTGGCTTCTCTGTTGAGCGTCAGTTCATACAGAAGCTGCCTGATGTGCCAGAGCTTCTCTTCAACAGCGATACCACCATCGTAGTGGCAGATAGCAAAGAAGGTTGGGCTAAGGCTTTACGTCAGTGTATTGCCCTGCTCTACTCAGGTGAGATTCCTAAGTTCGATGTGTCCAAGGTTCGCCCTGCTGGTGCTCGTCTGAAGGTGTTTGGTGGACGTGCTAGTGGCCCTGAGCCATTGAAGGAACTCTTTGCCTTCGTCAGCAACATCTTCAAGAACGCTGCTGGACGTAAGCTCAACAGCCTTGAATGCCACGACATCATGTGTAAGATTGGTGAGGTAGTTGTAGTTGGTGGTGTACGACGCAGTGCTATGATTAGCTTGTCAAACCTATCAGATGATCGTATGCGTAACGCTAAGAGTGGTGCATGGTGGGAGAAGAGTGGACAACGTGCATTGGCTAACAACAGTGCTTGCTATACAGAGCGTCCTGACATGGGCATCTTCATGCAAGAATGGAATAGCCTGTACGAGAGCAAGAGTGGTGAACGTGGTGTGTTCAATCGTGAAGCAGCAAAGAACATTGTAAAGAAAAATGGCAGACGAAATCCTGATTTTGACTTTGGAACTAATCCGTGCTCTGAGATTATTCTACGACCATATCAGTTCTGTAATCTTTCCGAAATTGTTGTACGTGCTGACGACACTGTAGACACCTTGAAACGTAAGGCACGTTTAGCCACGATCTTAGGTACATTCCAGAGCACATTGACCCACTTCCCATACCTACGTAAGGTGTGGCAGAAGAACACAGAGGAAGAGCGTTTGTTGGGTGTGTCGATGACAGGCATCATGGACAACGCACGACTAAACAACCCTGATGACATGGGTGTTGGTGTCATCTTGGAACAGATTCGGAACGTCTGTGTTGCAACAAACCAGCTTCTGGCTGAGCAGCTTGGTATTCCTCAGTCTGCTGCCATCACTTGTGTTAAGCCTTCTGGTACTGTTAGTCAGCTTACTGATAGTGCCTCTGGTATTCACACTCGTCATGCTGCTTACTACTACCGCCGTGTTCGTGCAGACATTAAAGACCCTCTGACACAGCACATGATTGCAGCAGGGGTACAGGCAGAGCCTTGTGTGATGAAGCCTGACCAGACTATGGTGTTTACCTTCCCCAAGAAAGCACCAGAGGGAGCCTTGTTGCGTGAGGACTTAACAGCCCTTGAGCACCTACGCTTATGGCTCATCTTCCAGCGTCACTGGTGTGAGCACAAGCCCTCTGTGACCATCTCTGTTAAGGAACATGAGTGGATGGAAGTTGGAGCTTTTGTATGGCAGTACTTCGATGAGATGAGTGGTGTGTCCTTCTTGCCCTATGATGGTGGCTCGTATCGACAAGCCCCTTATGAAGACTGCACTAAAGAGCAATACGATGCTTTGATAGCTATCACCCCTCAAGACATTGATTGGGATAGTTTAGTTGAAGCTGAAGACAATGTTGAAGGTACACAGATGCTTGCATGTGTGGCTGGTGTTTGTGAAATCTAAGGAGCTATTATGATAATGTTTACGTTGCGTCAGGGTATTGGTTTGGACATTGAGTACAATGAGGACATCTGCCACATTGTTACCAATGGTACAGAAGAGAATGTGGTAGCCTTTGCTGGCATCCTCATCAAGCTGCCATTTGTCACAATCTATATAGGTGACTTCTACGATCTAGAAGATGAACCTGTGAAGGTATAATAAAAAAGGGGACTATTAAGTCCCCTTTCTTTTGCTTTCTTTTTTCTTTCTTTCGCTTTCTTTTTGGTAACTACAGAGTTACCTTAGTGGTACGCTTCCCTGTAAGCCCTTGCTTATTAGATACTCGTTATAAAACTCAGTAGCAAACTTAGGGTCTGTCTTATAAAGCTCACCTGTCAGTTGTCTTGCAGCAGCACTTCTGCTTTTCTCCAAGATTGCTTTAACATACTGCTCTTGTTTAAATGGGTCAGCCTTGCTCCATTGTGGGCTATTCATTGTTTTCTCTAAGCCAGCAGAGAAGTAACCACCAGCAAGCTGACCATAGCGTGATAGTTGTTCTGCTGAAAGATCAACCTTACCAACCTTCTTACCAATGCCTTTAATGTCTACATCCACTGCATTTAGACGCTTCTGAAGTTCTGTTGGTGTAAACACTTTAACACCAAGAAGTACTTCACTAATGCTTGTCTTAACAGGTTGTCCCATATTGTCATAGCGCACAGGCAGAGTGTCACGTAAGCCGGGGATACGTCCCTTAAGCTTGTCAATGAAGCCCACCACTTGTCGCTCATATGGGTCAAAGCCTCGTGCTACAGCAGCAATACCAGCAGGAATAGCTGTGGTTGAATATGCTTCTACGAAAGCATTACCATATCGCTCAGGGTTCAAAGCAGCAGAAATTACTTTAGCAATACCCTCAACAAAAGACTTATTCAATATGTTATCAGCTACGCTTTGTGCAGTTGCACTAGCAAAGTAGCCTGCTATCTTATCTGCTGTTGCTTTATCCCACTTAGGGTCTTTTCTATAATCATTGTATGTCTGGTGCATATCAGCAACCAAGCCAAACATAGTAGCTAATGGCTCAATACGAGCATAGCTGTACCATGAGTCACCAATCTTCACAGAGAACTTAGGCAAATCCCCTTGAGGACTAGAGCCTGTTATAGCACCCTGTTCAACAAGAGCATTAACATATAGAGTTGCAGCCATGCCCATCATTTGTTTGGCAATGAGGCGTTCTCTTTGTACAGGCTGAGCTAATGCCCAATCAAACTTACCTGTTCCCCTGCCTACTAATGGGTCAATAACTTCCTTACGTGCCAAGGCTCCAATGCCGGGCATATATGCTGCACCTTCTTTAAGAATGTTGTATGGTGTCTTAACAAAGGGAATAATCAAAGCACCAACAAGGGGATTCCTAGCTCTGAGTTCTTGCACTACCTTAGCAAGACCACCAAGGTTTTCTTGAAACACCTTCTCTTTAGCAAAGTTAGCAATGTCTGTTGTTCCCTTGACACCAAATGTCTCACGCATCAAACTATTCCAGTTGTCTGGATTCATGCGATTCTCTACTGCCTTTGCATATGCCTCATCTTTAGACACACCAAGCTTCTCAGCCAAGAGGTCAGCATCTCTGTAAGCTTTAGCATTGAACTCCATCCTACGTAGAGTGGCCTTCCAGAACTCATCAATAGCTACACCAGCCTTAGAGCCAAGGCGCAACACCTTACCTATAGTTCCGGGTATGGCTTGTGTTGCTTGGTCATACAACACTTCCTTGAGAGCCTCTCCTCTAACATCATCAAAGCCATACTTAACTTGAGCATCTCTAAACTCTTTAGCTGTCATACCAAAGGAGGCAGCATCAATCTTTAAATCAAGAGGCTTACCTGTAACCCATCCAGCTTTAGCAAAGTCCATGCCTTCACTAAAGCCTTGAAGCATTCCCTTGAGCATAACAAAGCCTTCGCCCATCTTACGTTGGTCAGCCTTGTTTGCTGTTGCCTTACCTACAATGGCTTCCATCTCCCTTAACAAGGGGCTAAAAAATACCTGACCAGCACCAGACATTATGTTAGTTGATATGTTTGTTGGGGCTGTTAAGTAACCATTGATTACATACTCAGCAGCCATTGCTCTAATCTTCTTAAAGCCTGTTGCATCTTTGATGGCTCGTCCTGTCATCTCACTCTTCAAAGCATTAGCTTCTGCTTGCGATAGCTGACCATTCTTTACAATGTCATCAACAAGCTTGTGCATGTCAGCCATCTCAAGGATGTTCAACGTACACTTTGGATCAAATTTACCAGCCATAATATTCCTTATTGACAATCAACACCGGGTTGAAACAATCCTTTAACTTCTTTACCAGCTTCAAACTCTGATCGTGCAAGCTTGAAAGCATTGAGGGTGTCAGAAGCTTTTGTTCTTTGTCCCTGATAGATACCAAGAATACCAATTGGAAGTTGGCTTCTGTATGTCAGTGTTTGTAGAGCAGAATCAGTGAGCTCACCAGCATCACGCAAGCGATTTATCTCAGATAGATTAGCAGACAGGGTGGCTCGTGCTTCTTCGTAGACAGGACGGAAGGCTTCAACTTCAGCCCTATTCCAACTCTTGTCTATGTTAGGAAAGTTGCCCTTGTCATCTTGTTTGAATACCCAATCTTCTATTGAGCCTTCTTCTCTTTCCATCCTAGCAGCAGCTTTAGCGCCAGCCTTCTGTGTTCCTTCAAGGCTACCACCGAACTCACCACGTCCACGCAGTTGTCTGCCTTTAGCACCAAGGACACCAATAGCTTTAGAGAACAAGTCATTCAGTTGTGCATTGTCTGAGATAGGGGCTACGTTAGCACCACGTGTCTGACCACCAGTAAGCAGCTTCTCTGCATTGGTTGGAAAAGGAACACTCTCAGCATACAGAAGTTCTCTTGGAGTGGCAGCAGCACCACCGCTTTGGAAGCCTCTAGCAGGGGCAGCAGGGACTTCTGTAGGGGTAGGCATAGGAGCACCTTGAACAGGGGCTTGCTGAGCCATTCTAGGGGCTTCTTGAGGCATAGCCTCTGCTCTACCTGTACGCTCCATCACCTGTTGCATACGTGCATCACGAGCAGCTACTTGTTCTGGAAGAACTCCCTGTCGTGTCTCCACTTGTACAGGGAATTCTCTAGCAGCAGGGGCTACCATTCCCTTGAGCTTCTCTACCTCAGCCTTCTTAGCTTCAATCTGTCTAACCAAATACTGCTGTGCTGTTCCTTGCTTAGCAGCTTCAACAATCTGTTGCTTAAGAACAGGAACTTCTTCTGGTGCTGCACTCTTAAATAAAGCAGCCACTTGCTTGGCAGGGGCTTCTCGTGTGGGAGCAACAAGGCCAAACCTAGCAGGGAGGTCTTGGTTATCTGGAGACTTAAACAGGGCAGCAATTTGCTTCTCTGTTGGTACTTTTGTTGGGTCTTTTAAACCAAGGAAGTCACCAACTTCTTTCTCTGGTTGTTGTCTCTGAACATTGGCAAGGTCTGTTTCAAACTTAGCAATCTCAGCTTCTGTCTTGGTGATACGTTCTTCAACAAGCTTTGTTTGTACAGGGTCAAGAGGCTCACGTACAGGAGGTACAGGAGTGCCCTCAGCTTCTGCTCTACGTAGGTAGGCAGGAGTTTCATAGTTGACAGCCTGTGCCTGTGCTTCGGCTGCTTGTTTGCTTGGTGGATTATCAATAGCTTTAGCCACATCATCAATGGCAGCTTTAGTTGTAACTTCGTCTGCTGCTTTGATAGCTCGCTTCTCAAGGAAGTTAATAACTCCCTCACTAGCCTTACCTAAGCCAGCACCAAAGACAGTACCGACAGCAGTGCCAGCTACTGTATTAAACAAACGACTCTCTTCTGGTGTAAGGATAGGCTCTAACGCACCGCTTAAACCTCCCTGTACTGCGCCTTGTTTAGCCATAGTTCCAGCAAGGGTTGCAGCCTTTAAGCCTTTAAGGGCAAAGGCAGGGGCTGTAACAGGGTCAGCAATAGCGCCAGCAAGCTCACCAACCATACCAGCAACAGGAGCATTAGCAGAAGCAATGCCTGCTGCTGTGCGTTCAGCTAAGGCTCTCTCTTTATTAAGGCCACCATAAAGGTCTACAATTCCCTTAATAGTACTACCACCAGATTGAATAAAACGCTTCATCGCTCCAGTGAAGGCTGTCTCTCCCATCAGTGTTGAAATAATCTGCTCATCAGTAATCCCTGCTTTACGAGCAGCTTGATAATCATAATTATTTCTATCTGCTAGAGTAGGAACAATGTCTGCTGGAGATAAACCAGCGGCAAGTGCATCTTCTAGTGCATAATATTCTGCCATTTAGAATCCCATTGGGTTTGTATAAGATGCTGGACTTGAATCTCTGAAGAAAGACTTTGGATCAGGTTTAGTCTTAGGAGCAGCAGCAGCAGGAGTGCCAGCAGCAGGGGCAGGCTGTGTAGCATTTGGATTAGCTACAGGTGCAACACCAATGCCTTGCTCACGTGCGGCATCATTAATGTTGTCATAAATGTTACCATCTTTACCACGAACTTTTCCTGACTTAGGATTGATAGCACCAACATACATCTTAACAGGAGGTGCTCCGGGAAACTCAGCAGGAACTTGTACAGAAGCTGGCTGAGAGAAGTTCTCTTGATTCATCTTCTCACGAGCAAGTTGATTAGCATCGGCTCCTCGTGCTTCCATTGCTTTCCAATGAGAAGCTTGTGCAGCATAGTGCTCTTTCTTCATATCAAGTTCAGCTTGTGTGTTTGCAAGCTTTGTAGTAATATCAACAATCTTACCTTGAGCAATAGCTATCTGTGCAGGGGTTAAGGCTTGTTTAGTATTGGGGTCAATACCTGTATCTACAGCTTGTTGCAAATAGTTCTTATTACCAACATCGCCACGTTGTGCCTCTTCTAAACTCATCACCTCTAAGCCACTCTTCTTCAAGATGTTAGGGAACAACTGTGTCTCTTGGTCAAACTTAATTTTTCTTTGTGCAGCCTCATCCATAGCACGTTGCTCAGCAGAGACAGCACGTCCCTCTCCTGACACAGCACGAGCTTCTTGGCTTGCTGCCAATGTCATTGCTTGTTCATCACGCTTAGCTGTACGAGCACGTTCTGTTGCAGCCATAGCATCTTGTGTCAATCCACGAGCAGCTAATCCCTTTGCTAGGTTGGCATACATCTCTGCATCTGTGCCACCCATCTTTGTAGCTTCTGCCATTGCTTCGTTCACACCTTGAATGCGAACCTCATCAGGGGCTCTACCGCCTAACAAGCGTCCAGCACCATAACCAAAACTAGCACCAGCGTTAGCTCCTATTGCTGGTATCTGCTGTAGCAAACTCAGGTTGTTCATCTGACCCGGGGAGGTAAGCAAGCCTTCGTAGAACTGCTGAGCAGCCTGCTGCTGTGTTGGTAAATTAAAAAGACCTTCAACTGTTGTAGCCATCTTTATTCCTTAGTTAGCGCGAGGGAATGAGTAATTGCCGCCCATTACTGGCTGTGCTGTTCTTCCAGAGAAATAATCTAAAGGACTATTTACTACTTGTTGAGTAGCCTGTGTGAACATACCACTGAAAGGGTTGTTAAACTTACTAAAGTCCATCTTACTAATGGTATCACCAAAGCCTGATACACCTCTTGCTGTGTTCAAACTACCAGCAAGGTTGTATTGACCAGCAAGGTTGCTTCCTGCTAACATAGCATCTGCTCCTGCTCGTCCACCTTGCAACAAAGCCTGAGCTTGTTGCCCTTGAGATACAGAAGCCTTGTTACCAATGTCAGCACCAATTGTCAGAGGAGACATACCAAGTTGCTCAACACCAGTGCCAGCAGTAAACAAACCTGTACCACGAGCAATGAGCTTGTCAATTAAGTTCTGTCCATAAGTTGTACTCTCGTTAGCAATCTGTGCATTAGAAAGCTCACGTGCTCGCATACGTGCAAACTCATCTGGGTTTATCAAACCACCGACATCGCCTGCACCACCATAGCCAGCAGAAACACCAAGGCCAACACGCCCTGTACGTAAGGCGTTCTCACGTGCTGTAATATCTTCTTGCATACGCTGAGGAGCAAGCAAGCCCATCTGCTGTTGGTAATATCTTTGAGCCTGTTCCTCTGGAGTACCTATGTTCCCCATTGTTTGCTCAGCCTGCCCATATAGGGTGTCTCTAAAGGAAGCTAAACGAGGGTCAATCTCATAACCAGCCGTGCCCTTCCCTGTATCAAAGAAGCCCCTACCAAAGCCAGAGGTTATACTATATGGTTTAAACTGTGCAGCCTCAGCAGCAATACGTGCTGCTTCTAAGTTGGCTGCATTAGCCTCTCGTCCTGCTTGAAGAGAAGCATCTGCGGCTTGTCCAGCAGCTTTGTTTGCCATGCTCCCACCAATAAGCCCAAGCCCTCCACCAACAAGAGCACCAATAGGGCCAAAAGCTGAGCCAGTAGCTGCACCAGAAAGCGCACCAGAAAGTGAATCAAAAAGTCCCATAATAATTCCTTAAGAAGTTCGCTGCCACATGTATACTACAATGTATGGCTGTAAGTTTGCATTTGTTCCACTGGAACCAGCAGATGCAATACTTGTTGATACTGAAATACCAGTTGAAGCTGATGCTGAAGCAATGAAGGTAGTGTTTTTTTCTGCTGGCCCTACTTTACCTGATGAATCAATTGAACCATCTCCTGAGAAAGGGTCTGTTACATATTGATGACCAGCAGGAGGATTGTGTGCGTGAGAGGGGTCACTAACTGTAGAAGTTGCTGAGTGGCTATGGCTAACAACAATAGCATCTGCACTACCACCAGTAGCACCAGCACTAAAGCCACCGCCATTACCAATTGCTACTCTGCCAGCAGCAAAGGCAGACCATGTACCAAAGCCTAACAATGTAGCAGGGTTTGTAGCACTACTAGCATTTGTGTAAATAGTACCAATTGGATATAAAGCACTTAAGGCTGCTTGAACAAAAGCTGTCGAAGCTATTTGTGTTGTATTAGCACCAAAGGAAGCTGTTGGGGTTGTAGGTGTACCAGAAAGCTCAGGGCTTGCTAAGTTTGCTTTGGTTGCAATAGCTGTAGAGATGGCATCAAACTCATCATCAAGCTCTGTTCCTTTGATACGCTTCAAGGGATCGCCAGTTGTAAGGCCATCCTTTGTATCAAAGGCTGTTAGTTTTGTATAGTTACTCATTAGTAAATCTTCCCTTGCTTAATAAATATATCCATCTTCTGTACACTAAGAGGAGAACCAGACACCTCAGCCTCAAAGCCCATTTGAATAATCTTTCCTTGACCACCAACAGAAACAGAAACATCATCAATAACAATACCTGATGAATACTCAGCTATATTATATTCAGCTATGTTGTATTCTGCATAGTTTCCTGTATCCATAAAGACAGGGTAGCTACTGTATTGATTTGAATAATCAAAGCCAATCTTAGAAACAAAGCGTTGACCACCACCACCAATTAACACAAAGCCAAGCTTCTTTACAATCTTATTAATTGTTGGTTGTCCAAAGTCAAAGTAGTTTGTATAATAAGTAAAGATGTATTTAACACCATTGTCTTGATAACCAGAATACTCACCAATGCCTGCTGGCTTTCCTATGTATAGAGAACCATCCCTGTTAGCAGAGAAAGCATAAGCAGCATAGCCACTCCATGATGTAACACGAGAAGCACCATCTGGTAAGGCTTGCTTTAAGTCAAAGCAATAGACAACAGGAGAGGCTACTGAGGGAAAACTTAAGAGATAGAAACCATACTTCTCTGAATAGGCACTCTTAATAAGCTTAGCATCTGTACTGGATATAGCATCAAAGATGTCATCTCGTATGTTCTTAGAGATGTCACGCATGGGCATACTCTTCTCTTGAATGGTACGCCCAAGACTACGTACACCAGAAGCACTGAGGAACAACAAGTCATTACCTGTCTTCTGTATGCTGTCTCTAGCAATGCAGCCAACACCGGGAATCACATCAGAGATTGCCATTGCTTGTCTGGGGTTTTCTACTTCACTAAGAATGACAATGTTTTGTTTACAAAATACAATTAAGAAACCATTGTGTGCAGCAAGTGCTACAATTTCATCTGTATTATTAGGAAGCTTAGAAGCTATGTTAATACTACCAGAGGTACGAGCACCACCAGTATTAAATGTAGGAAAATGTGTATCAAGAATATCCGTAGACCAGAACACTGTGGTTGGAAAGGCTGTGCTTCCTGCTACCCAGAATCGACCATATGCAGCTAAGCAAGTATTAGGAGCATTGCTTGTACCAGTACCAAATACTGGAGAAGTATAGTCACCACCATGTGCAGCATGAGCTACAAGAGTTGTACATACAGGACTTCCACTTTCTCTTGAAAATAACACAGGAAGATTGCTCTTCTGTACAATCAAGCAATGGTCTTTTAAAGAAGCCATCTGCCAATGATTGTCTGTGATGGTCATTGATGGTGTGATGTCTGTTAATGTAGCACCAATGCCACCACGCCATAGTTTATTATTACCAGCACTTAGATAATCAATTGTACCATCAGCATTTAAGTACTCAAAGATGCTGAAGATGTTCTGACCACCAAGGCCAGCAGTTGTTGTTGTTCTTTGTACCCAACCCTTACGTGCTCCTAAGCGTCCATACTTATCAATGACACAATTAGAAGCTACAAGTGCAAACCCATCAGACAAGACTGCTCCACTCTCTTGGGTGTTAAGCCCATAGAAGCCCGGAGCAGCAACAGCAGCACTAGAGAGTTGTTTCATATGGGATACCAGATAGTTTCATCAGGGCGGCGAGCAGCATCAAGGGCAATCTCATCAGCCAAGCTAGAACGACCAGCAGCATAGGCATTCATGCTGGCATTACCACCATCCTCACCACGCTCTTCAATGGCCTTAGCGAGGGCTAGAAGGATGATAGGGCGTGAGGGAACATAGATGTCATCACCATCACCAGCTAAGTTGCGGTTACGTAGGATGACGTTGAAACGAATGCTATAAACAGAATCAGGAACAGGGTAGATGTCAACCTGTGTGTCACCATCGTTAGACACACCATTGAAGTTGTAGTACTTAGGAGAGCCTAAGACAACCCCTTGGTTCAAGAAAGCATTGTCAAACCAAGAGCCGGGACGATACTCCATGAACTCATTAGCTGTATCGTTAATAACGTCCAACAATGTAAAGTTATTCTGGCTATTATTAAGCTCATAGTTAAAGATGCCAACTGTTGTGGTTAACGTCAAGGTTGTTCTTAGAGCAGACCAATTCCAAGCTGTCTCAACTTCGTTCTGTGCATCATTTACAAAGTCACCAATGAGCTTACTGTAAGAACTTTCGGAAACAGAAGATACCTCTCGTTCCCTGAGTCTTCGTAGTACACTATTGACAGCTTCTAAATATGTCATACTATTTCCTTATATGTTAATATTATAACATGATTTGTTATATTTGTCAAGCTACCATTTAACCTTATCAGCCCAATAAGCAGCAGACATCTTGCCTTTGGCTATGTTGCTGGAGTGTCGGGCTTTAAAGCTCTCACGTCTGTTCTTGTAGCTCTCAGATTCGTTGTCCTTCTTGGGACTACCAGACACGCCTTGTTGACCAAAGCGTATGGTCTTAACCTTGTCACCTTCTTTAGCCACAACTACATGGCTTTTGGTGGGGTGACTAGGGGTTGCTTTAGGCTTGTTATAGCCGCTTACGCCAACCTTGGCTAGTCTACCATCCTTCATTTCTTTTTAGCCTTGTTAGTGGCTGTTCTCTGGCCTCTCATGGGCATCTTTGCTTGGCTCATGGCAATGGCTACTGCTTGCTTAGGAGAAGTGACAACTTTGCCACCCTTGCCACTATGCAAAGAACCCATCTTGTACTCGCCCATAACCTTGCCAATCTTGGCTGTTTGTTTCTTAGTCTGTTTCATATATGTCCTTATCTATATTTAGATGCTTTCTCAGCAATCTTCTTGGGTTGAGCTACGAACTGTTTACCTTTGGCGTTACCAGCAGCCTTGGCCTTGTTGGTTGCAGCCTTCTCAGCAGGACTAAGGGCTTTCCATGCAGCTTCGGGTAGATAACGCTTCTTGCCTTTGGATGGGCTTCCATCACTGGTTGTCCACTTCTGTGCTGTCCAGTCTTTCAGAGACTGTTGTGGCTTCTTCATTTCTTTTTATTAAGACACTTGCCTGCTGCCTTACACTTGCTTGGTGTGGGGCAACCAGCACAGGGCTTAAAAGATTTAGCTGATTTAATTTCAATGATACGCATGATGTTTCCTTATTAAGTTTTATAACCACCGCCCTTAGCCTTGTATTCCTTAGCTAAGAGTTGTGCCTTACGTGCTGACCACTCGCCGGGATCACCACCTGATGAGCCAGCTTTGATCTTGTTAAACAATGTCTTACGCATTGTTGGTTTGGTGTACACACCAGCTTGATTAACTTTAGACTTTGCCTTCATTAGACATTACGCTCAAAGTGTGGACAATCTACGAGAGACTTGAAGTTGCCTCCCCATCTATTCTTGCTGTTGAGGCTTTCCCAATAAGCCCCTACTGGTGCAAGGATTTCTTTGTTCCAGATTATCTTACCATCTTTAAAGAAGTTCAAGTCCATAGCACAACGCTTCAGATGGATGGAGTTCATTGTTTTGCTACGGCCTGTCTTGAAGTAGATGGCCTGTTGCTCTGGTGTACGTGCAAGTTCCCCGCCTGTCACCTTGAAGCCCTGCTCTGTGGCGTATTGAATGAGCTTACACATGTCTAACAGGAAAGCTGCTTGTTCATCTGATAGGTTCATTTCTTCCTCATTTCTGCAAGTTTCTCAACTGTCCTACCGCCGAAGTAGGCTCCCATAATCAGCATACCCCAGTTGCCTAGCAATGTTACATACGACTCATTCGCATTATACCCATAAGCAGACATCATAGCAAATAGGAAGTAGCCAAGGAAGATGGCTATAAGGCTCATAGGGCGTATGTTCTTGGACAGCCAAGAGTCAGAGGACATGTCTGCATTCCAGCGATCTGACACATTGTCTTCTTCGTTCTGTGCAGCCTTAGCAAACAACTCAAGCTCAGCCAGTTCCATCTTGGCCTTCTCAATGCCAAGCTCTAACAAACGCTCTTCATGTGTAAACTGAAGCTGTCTTAGTTTCTCGACATCCACTGGTGTTGGGTTGTCAGGAATCTTAAAGCCAGTTACTTTCTCTACCATGTCCTTGCCCTTGGCTTGGATGGCAGATGACAAAAGCCCTAAGCCATTCTCGGCTAGGGTGGTTAATAGGGCTCCTACTATTGGAATCATTTCTCTTTATCCTTCTCTATTTGTTTACGCAATTGCTCTATCTTCTGTGCTTCATATCTCACTTCTTGCTTAGCAGAGTTTATGTCAAACAACATAAAGCCGACAACAGGAAGCATCAACACAAACACCACGACCATCGAAATCAAACAAACTAAAAACCCCATCGAAGTTTCCTGTCTATTGTTATCAACCAAAACAGGAGGAGGAGGTATATAGTAATCAGAGTTACTACTGTTATTTGCAGAGCCTTGTCTTGCAGGGAGCTTATTAATTGTTTTCGTTGCCATGCTGCCTCCCTTGCTTTCTGCTCTTCTATAAGCCTCTCTTGATCCTGTTCCTCTTGTAGCCTTGCATACTCTTCTTCAAACCTACTCCACACTGCCCCTAGTTCTGGGTCTACATGGTAGATAAGAAACTCTCTTAGTTCTACTGCCTGTCTCTCAAGCTCTATCTGGTTTAATATATTATCCAGAGCCTGTGCTTTTAAACTTTTCTGTGGCTTCTTCTTCTCTTCTTGTATTACTTGCTTTACTTGTTCTTGTGCATCAAAGAAGCTGCCTATGTACCCTGAGATTTCCCTTGCAATCTTTGAGACATCGTTGCCTGCTGCTTTCGCATCTTTATAGAAACTAACGCCTTGCTTAATGGCAGCCAGAGCAGTGAAGGCCAGCGTGAATGGATCAATGTTATACTCCGAATAGTTTCTTGAAGAACTCTGCTGCTGTACCCGGGCCTAAAAGAACACACAACATGACACCATACAGAAGATATTCAATCTTGGTCATACGTGTTCCTGCTGCTTGAAGGCTTGTTGAGATGGCTGCATAACGCTCTGCACATACTTGCTCGTGACTATCAAGCCGTGCTTCTGTCTTTGTTATAAGCTCTTCACTCATTGTTGTTCCTCTGCGGGTAGTGGTGTGTTGCCATCTGCAAGCCACTTTAGGTAGGCTTGGTAGTCTGTGTTGGCAGGGTCAAATGGAACAAAGGTCATTGACCCGTCTGTCTCAATACGAGCAACTACAATAGGCCCGCCGCCATAAGGGTGGTTTACAAGTTTCCAGTTCATAGTTCTGCGCTCCCTGCGATGTTGTAGCTAGTTCCGGCACTTGTGCAAACAGCACTCGTTGTTAAACCTGTATCTGCACTTACGATACTAGTCCCAATATTGTTTACTGACACCTGAAACACGTTGCTCACTGAGTTCGCGTTTACCGCCGCCCTTCCAAGTTGTTGAACAGCGTTTGTTCCGTTAAATAACACGCCACTTGATGACGGTGCTGCGCGTTTCTCTACCTTCCAAGACCACACCAAATCCATGTTTGATGCGCTACTAGCGCGACCAATGCCATAACCTGTTTGTTCATAGTACCTCTGACACAAAGCCAACTCAGTCCCATACGGCCTGTAATCAAAGCTAGTTGCTGTTGAGCCTTTTTCTAGCTGTACGCCTGTGATGTACATGACAGCGGCATTGGTAGAAACAAATTGCGTTTGCCCTGTTGCGCCGTAATAATCACCGCCTGTCCAAGAGTTGGCGGCGGCAACATAAGTTGACCCAGTACCAAAACTAAACCCAACATAAACTCCAGTACTAGTGGTAGTGGGCCATGTGCCAGCAGTTTGACCGGGAATAGTTACAGTAGCTTTAGTCCAAGTATTTGCAGAGCTTACTGTGTATGTGAATGGGTATGTGTATGTAGACCCGCCTTTTAAATAGCCCCCAAAAGTGCCTGTTAAAGTGCTATAAACCCAAAACGACAATGTGCATGTTTGTGCGCTTGCTGTCCCCCACAACATATCTGCAAAGTTGTAGCCTTCAATAGCTTGACTTGCTATATAAATATCCGAAGCACTAACAGTTGTTGCGGCCAAAGAATAAATTTGAATGCAAGAACTAAATCCAGAAGTGTTTACCGCTGGCATTCCTGACTGAGCCACACGAAACTTTGCCGCAACTGTTCCATAAATAGCCCAGCGATCTAAAGTGTAAAGATTTGCTGTTGTGTTGTTTACGGTGTTCCCCGCATTCCTCTGGTCAATTACCATTGCACCATTGATGATGCGGTTCCTAAACCCAAGCGAGCTGTCAGCAATGCTGCCTATGTTTGCTAGTGATGCTGTCTTTCCCATTATTTGTTCTCCAGTGCAGTGATGCGGGTTGTCAGGGATTGGATGCCGTGATTTGTAAACTTTCCGTGAAGTTCGTTTCTTGCCAAACAAACCGCATTATTTGCGTCATCTAATAAATCAAAGTATCCAACAAATTTTGGCTTGTTGTTACACACTATTTGCGCCGCCCATTTATTCTTATCTTTTTTCCAATAAACACCTTTGACTCCAGATGTATTGTTTTTGTGCATACGCTTGTTTTGGGCATTGCCAAACTTATCAGCTAAACGCAAATTTTCTATGCGGTTGTTTTGTCTATCGCCATCAATGTGGTCAATCAATTCTGGCATTGCACCATGTTGCATTATCCATATAAGCCTATGAACTGGAATGCACTGCCTATCAATGTTAACGGCAACGTATCCTTTGCTATTTACAAAACCAACTTTGTCGCCACCTTTTGTCCTGCCAAGGCTTTTCTTGCGGTATAGAGTTCCATCCCTATACTCAAACATTTCATGCAAGCGTTCTTGAGTAATCATGCGCCCACCTTTGTTTTCAGTGTATCAAGCTCTTCACGCATACTGACTATAAGGGCTTGCTGTTCTTGGATGGCTTTAAATGCAACTGCCACCAATGAACCATAGTCAACGCCAAGCTGACGTTCAGGGTTGCCTGATACAACTTCGGGGATTATTTGCTGAAGCTCTTGGGCAACAAAACCAACATAATCACCCTCTAAGTCGTTCATCTTGTAGCTTCTTGGCTGAGTGTTCATCACCGCAGACAAGCCATACTTAATGTCAACAATACTATTTTTTAATCTTGCATCTGATGCGTTAATCCATGCACCAGCAGTATTCAAATAACCTTCATTTGAGCCGTTATAAAAATACAAATTGTTGTTGGTTGTCTCAACATACATCCTGCGCCATTGACCTGCTGTTGTTCCATAACCTGTAGCAATTCCAGCACTACCTGTGCTTTGAACAGTGAGCTTTGCTCCATTTATTGCGGCTGTAGCCCCCACCATCAAGTTACCGCTGGCATCAAATCGACCATATTCTGCCGAGTAACCTTCAAAAGCTAAATAGCCGTTTCCAGTTCCTGCGGCGGTAAAAGCATATAACTTCATGCCACCTGAAGTATTACCGTTGGCAATGCCAAATATGCCATTTGTACCGCTTACTGAGGATGTGCCACCTGAAACATGAAGTTTGGTTGATGGCGAACTCGTACCAATCCCCACATTACCAGCACTATCAATCCTGACAGACTCTACACCACCCTCAGAAAAAGCAATGGTGTCAGCGGCAGGGAAGAAGATACCTGTGTTGGTGTCGCCTGATGTAGTGATGGCAGGTGCTGCCGCTGAGCCAGCTTGCACTGTTGTCACGCCAGTAATAGTGACAGCACCATTCACTGTGCCGCCACTTACAGCACTCAGCGCATCAGCAACTGTAAAGCTCTTGAATGCAATGATGTCAATAATGTCGCCAGTACCAGCCGCCACTGTCAGCACAATGCTTGTGCCGTTGCTTGCCGTGTACTCGGATGTGTCCAGTGTTACGCCATTGCGATGTACTGCAATGTTGTTGACGGTGTAGGTCAGCGTGGCGCTTGCAGAGTCAGCACCGCTGAAGGTAGTCTGACCGCTTGTGGCAACATAGCGAAACCGCAGCAGTGAGGTAGCGCCAGCAGATGTGGCTGTGATCCAGCTCGCGCCGTCATACACCTTCATCACGTTCTGGGTTGTGCTGAAGTACAGAGCGCCAGCCACCAGTGCATTGCCGTCATTGTCTAGCGTTGGGTCTGATGTCTTTGTGCCAAGGTAGCGATCATCAAAGCTGTCCAAAGCAGAGGCGGCAGCGGCAGCAGAACTTGCGGCATTGGTTGCACTTGTGCTTGCATTGCTGGCGCTTGTTGCCGCATTGCTCGCTTGGGTGCTTGCTGTGCTTGCTGAGTTGCTTGCATTCGTTTCGCTTGTTGCTGCATTGCTGGCAGACGTACTGGCAGCAGACGCAGAGCTTGCCGCATTGGTAGCTGATGTGCTGGCATTGCTGGCTTGGGTTGTCGCAGTGCTTGCAGATGCCGCCGCATTCGTGGCTGAAGTTGACGCACCGCTTGCGCTAGTAGACGCATTGCTGGCAGAGGTCGATGCGTTGCTGGCCTGAGTGCTTGCTGTGCTGGCAGATCCGCTTGCGGCAGATGCCGAACTGGACGCAGAGCTTGCGCTTGATGCCGCAGCCGTTGCGCTGTTGGCAGCGTTGGTTGCATAGGTCACAGCGTTGGCTACATCGGCTGCGCTGATACCAATTGCTGGGTTACCGTTGGCATCAAAAGCTAGCGTCTTGTTGGCACGGTCTGCCTTGCGTGGCAGGGTCATGTTGATGCTGGTTGGATCTGTCTGTGGTGCTTGCAGTGATCGTGTCAAACCTTCTGCATTCTGCTGTGCAAAGATGGTCTGCTGATCCATCTCGTCATTGACAGTGTTGGCAAAGAAGTCGCCACCAGTTACAAAGTCAGTAGTACGCTGAATGGTGCGGTTGCCGACAATGGCGTACTGGGTTGGGCTGAGTGGAGCCAAGGCCAAGCCAGTCGCTGTGATAGTCACCGAGCCGGTGCCATTTGCGTTGATGGTCACCGTGTAGTGCGTAGTCAAGGTGAGCAGCACATCGTCCTTGTACACGGCGATGTCGGTGTTGGCCAAGATCTCAAAGGTGAACGCATACGGGCCAGCGCCACCAGCGCCACTTGGCGCATACACTGCTCGGCGGGTTACGTTACTGATTGGTACTGGCATGATGCAATCCTTCCTATTGGAAATTGTACTTTTTTAATCGGGTTTGTAATAGAGGCCATTAGCTTTTTTAAGCTCTTTAAGCTCATCAATTTTGAATTGCAATGTTGGGTCTTCAGCCTTGAGCTGGTTCTTTGCATAGTCCATGTATTTGGAATGCACGCGCTGCACAGTCTTTTGCTGGTCATCCAGCGATGTCAGGTCAAAGCCGGGTGTCTGCATGATGTTCAAGATCTCATCTTTGCTTGGTAATTCTTTGCCGTAGATAGTCAGCAGCCGGTTGTACTGGAATGCATCAATCTCAACCCCGTCAATCTTGCGGTCGGGCATGCCAATGGGTGAACCCATGCGCACCAGCAAGTCATCCACCTCAGAGAACTGCTGCGGTGTCACGCGGGTTGGCAGCACCAGTTCGTAAACTGCGCCGGTGCCGGACTTTGTTTCGTCGCCCCACAGGTTTAAGGTTGCAGGCAGGTCTGCGTTGAAGTAAGGTATGCGCGACTTGTACTTGTTAAACGCTTCGACAAAGCCACGCACACCCATAGGCAGCTCTGGGCTGGCGCGGGTATCTTTGTTGGTTGGATCAGACAAGCGCTCAATGCCAGCCAGCAAAGAGCTGTAGACACCAGCTGGTGAGCCGCCAATCACAAAGCCACCAAACTGTTTGACCAAACCGTCCACAATTTTTTTGCCGTCCACAGTGCCCTGCTGGGTGGTGCCAAGCAGCTTAGCTACCTCGGCCACGCCCTGCAGATAAGGCTGCTCTTTGAGGTATTCATATAAGCCGTAGGTACCGCCAAGGAAAACCTCTTCGATCTTGCTGGCATCGGTCTCATGCTGGGCGTATTCAGCGTAGTCAGCGGCCACAGCCAGCAGCGCAGAGACCGGCTCCATACCGCTGTAGCTGTAGTACTTGTCGCCCACCTTGATGGAGTAGGGCTGCCAGCCATCGCGCATCAATGCATCACGGTCGGCCTTGCGAGCTGGGCCTCTCCCGGTAATGCTGCCCTCGCCAGCCAAAGCCGCAAAGGTGGCCAGCACGCCAGATCCAAGGGTCACCTTGGCCAAGGCCATGTCGCGGTACACGCCGCCCTTGGCGATCTCCTCGCGCCACTGCGAAGACAGCGGGGCAAACGGGGTGCGCTCAATGACCTGCAAACCAATGTTGGCTGGGGTCTTAAAGAACGGCACCACAATCTTGAGCGCTGGGTGGTTGAACGTCTGCTGCAGGTTCTTGAGGGCTGGCGGCAGTTCGCTTGTAAAGGTGCCCTTTTGAGCAAACAGTGCAGCGGCCTCGTCCAAGTCACGGGGCGGGTTCTGAAACAAGCTGATAGCTTCGGCCTCGGCCTTGGCCAGCGCATCCGCTTCCGGCATGCCAGAGTCGAGCGCCTCGCGGTAGATCGACTTGCTGCGTCGAGTGATCTGGGTGTTGAGCTCCATGCGGTAGAGCACGCCCTTGAAGAACTCATCCTCGGCCATCAGGAACCGGCCCGGCAAAGTGACCGCTGTGCCGTAGTAATCGATGGCCTTGCCCAGCCATTTATCCTGCTCAATGCCAAAGCCAGCCGAGCTGATGGACGGCAGGGTGGTGCCCCGCTGCGCCTCGATCTTGCTCATCAGGTCGTTGGGTTGATTCTTCTTGAATGCGGTGCTGGCCAAATCAAAGCCTTCAACCAGCCCGTTGCGTAGCGACTGGATCATGGTCAGCGCTTCGTCATAGGCGATCTTGTCGGCCTCGCTGCCGGGCACCAGCGCCTTGAATGAGCGCACGCCGGGTGGCAGCACGTTGCTGTAGAAGGCAGCCATCAACCGCTCTGGTATTTGATACAAGCCAAAGGTGGTGTTAGACACTATGTTCTTGGCATGCGACACAGGGCTAGACAGCAAGCCGTTGATGTAGGTGGTGAACCACACATCCTTCAAACCCGACATGGTTGACTTCTCAACCATAGAGTTGCGAGCCGCACGCGATTCCAGCGTCAGATAAGACTTAGCCATATCAGACAGGGCTGCGTCGCCACCGTATTCGTCAATCACTTGGCGCACCACGGCAGCATTGCCATCGCGGGGAATGCGGAACACAGCCAGCGATCTGGCGGTCTCAGTCTGGATGCCCTTGACACCGCGCTGGATCAGGCCGTGGAAGGCGATCTGCTGGCGCAGTTTGAGTTTGTCCACATCGGTGGCCGTGCCGCTGTTGACCATCTTGAATAGCTTGTCGAGCTCGTTGGCGCTGGACTCCAGCACCTCAAGCGCTTTGTAGGTCTCGACCGCGTTGGCCATCATGCGACCATCGCTGCCGATCAGACGGGACAAGAAGCCCTCACTGATGCCAGACTCTGCTGCCTTGTCCTTGATCTCTTGGAACGTGACGGCCTTGGTTCTGATATTGAGCGCATCAGCCACACCGCCCACAATGGCAGCTGCGTCTTCGGTCTGGTAGCGCGACAGGTTGAAGGGCTCATCGGGTGTGCCGCCGGGCTTGCCCTGAGTAATGCCAAAGGTTTGACGGCGACTGACAGCACGGCCAACTTCATCGGTCAAGACTTGATCAGCCTCTGGGATCAGCTTGAACCGGCCAGCCTTGGCAGCTTCTGGCATTTCACCGGGCAATGCACGGGCAGCTTCTGGCACCAAGTTGCGCTCGGCCTTGGTGGCCTGCCGGGTGATCAGCTTGCGGATGGCGGCATCAACGGGGCCAGCTACTTGGATGCCTTCATCCATGCTTGGTGTGCCAAGCTCAGCAGTCAAAGGCATTTCAGCATCAGCGCTTTGATCAGCGCCGGGCATTGGCTCTAATGGGATATCTTCGGCTGGTGTGCTTGGTGCCACATCGGGCAGGATCTGGCCAAGTCGTTGTTCAAGAGGGCTTTTTTGAATGGCCATTATTCAGCTCCAGAGGTTGGAGCTGCACCGCCCCGTTTTACTGTTGACGATTTGCTACTGGTTGTCTTTTTACGGAGCCTGTTAGATACAGCTCTTGTGAAGTCTTGCCCGACTTCTCCGCTTGGATTTGGTTGCGCAACATCTGCACCAGTGGGTCTTGCTCCCCCTTGCGTTGGATTAGCCTGTCCAGCTGTTCTTGTAAGGTACTCATCGTAATCACCCCTAAAGTAGACCTTGGTATCGTAGAAAACCAATCGGGCATCAGACACGTTGCCCTCTTTGATTATATCGCCAACAATGTCTTGGAACAGATCTTCTTTTTCTTGCATGATTTTGGCTTGGTCAGCCGCGCTAAACGCATCATCAAATTCAGGAATGTACTGAAAACGTAGTCCATTTAAACCTGCGGTTTCAGCTCCACCTGCGCGAGCCTGTACATTGATGCGGTCATTGAATCGCATGTCTGTCACATAGGTAAACCCATCAACACCATACTGGCGCAGCTTTGCTGTGACCGCAGCCATTTGATCTGGGGTCATCTTTTGCTTGAAGTAGATTTCAACGCCGGGTCTTGCATTTGGACTTGCGCCGTCTGGGACTACTTTAGAAATAAAGACGGCATCTTGGTCGTAGGCCTTGCCTTGCTCAACCATGCGACGTTCAAGCGATGATGGATTGAAGTTTTGACGCACAACAAATTCGGCATTTAAAGCTCGCTCTGTATCTCCCATAAAGGAGCCATATGTGTTGGCCAAGTTATATGTGACAACACTTGCGTCATCACGCACAACGTCATCAAATTCAGCGGCCAGCTCGGCCTGCGCATAGTTGCTCATTGGTTTGCCGGGCCGCTCACCAGAGACACCAAGCGTGTATCGCTCAACATCTGACTGCATGCCTGCCAATTGCTGCTGCTTGGCTGCTTTGTTTGCATCAAATGCGACTTTTGCTTCTTGAACGCGCTTGGAATAATCAGCGTCTGATTCTGTTTTGCGTTGTGTTGGTGGCTTAAATCCAGCATTTATTTCACGGCGCAGATCTTTGATGGCCGTTTGATCTGGAGCGCCAGCCAATGACATTTCATAGTCAAGCGATCCACCTTCACCGGCCTTGGTTGTCCAGCCGTTCTTGGTCCAATTTTCTTTTTCAATAAACCATGCAACTGCTTGCAAGTCATCTGGTCCAAGATCTCCGATTTGAGGCGCAACACTTTTCAGAATTCCGCTGTTGTTGATTTCGTCTGCAGCTTCGCGGAATACATCTTGGCCAAACCCGAATTCGCTGCCAACCTTTGGGTCGTACAAAGAAGAGCCAACCAAGTGCTTTCCAGCCACGCCCTTTTCAGCAGGTGGTGGGATGCGCGGCAAATCAGCCAGTCTGCGCAACATGCGTGCGGCCCACACATCAACAGTTGCTTCTTTTGTCAGGCCAATCAAATTGCCTGTGAAGTTTGGAGTTTTTGGAGAGTCGCCAGTTTTGATTGATCGGAACATGTCCATCAAAGCACCCATAGACGATGGGCTGTTTGCATTGAACAATTGACCGCTGGCTTTTGTAATCAGCGGAAATTCACCGCTCTTGTGCATCTCTGTCAAAGTCTTGCCATCAATAGGCTTGCCAGATGCAATGCGCTTTTCAAATGCAGCAAGCTCATTGTCATACTCGCCACGGCTGAACCTGCGCAATATCTCAACAGCGTTGTCAAAGTTTTGCTCAACGCCAGTCTGAGCTGAAGTTGTGCCAAGCACATCAGCAAACACATCGGCAGTGCCGCCAAACTCTGCGCGTAATCTGTCACGCATTGATCGATACCAGCTGGCTTGGCTCAAGATATCAATTGCAGACTGATCTCCTGATGCCGCACGGTTTACCACAGCTTGCACCTCATCCACCAAGCCAGATGACAATGTCGCTTGCCATGCTTCTTTTGGCACGCCTTCTGGCGGCGTGTGGAAGTCATAAGGAATTTTGGTTGTCTCTATCTCAGCCAAATTGTCGCCAGCTTTGCTTGTTTTAAAGGTGATCTTGTTTGCCTCAATAGGGGTCCAACCTTCTGCAACAGGATAATTGGAATGCAATCCTTCAACAGCTTTTGTTGCTGTTTGACGTAACTCTTGATTGCGTTTGCCGGCAGCAATGACCGCGCTCTTTTCTTGGCGGGTAAGTTGTATTGGTGCTTGCGTGGCGCTTGGGCCGGGCTGCACAATGCCCAACCCGCGCACAGGTGCTCCAAATTTCTCAGCGCCTTGGATGATCATCTCTGCAGCTTTTGGGACCAAAGGTTTGCCAGCCTTAACTGTTCCAGCTACTCCGGGCACCATGCCAAGCACAGCACCCCCAGCTTGCAATGCAGCCGTACCATAGTCGCCACGTTTGGCAGACTCAATTGATTCACCACCCATGATGGCCGCTTCTTCAGTCTGCAACCCTGTACCCAAAAATGGCACAAAGTCAGCCAAGCCTATATTCAGCGGCAGGTTGCTACTGCCACCGCCAATCAGAGTCTGAGCGTTCTGGCGAGCCTTGTAGCGATCCATGCCCAAGCCCTCAAAGCTGGACTGCAACACACTTGCCAAGCGCTCACGCACGGTTGGCTCAATAGCTTTCATGCTGTCTGGATAACGGCCACTGTAGGCCTGCTCTGGCAAATTACGCGACCCAACCTCGGCCAGCATCACATCACCTTCTTGTCTGCCGGGCATGGTCTGCTCTGGCATGTCAGCCGACACAGGCTCAACCGGCATGTCAGGAAATTGAAACGCGGTTAAAGCAGAAAGGTACTTGTCTTCAATTGGACTGTAGGCCATTACTGCTCTCCATTTGCTTGACGCAACAATTGTTTAATGCGATTTAACTCTTGCAGCTTTTTCTTGTCAGTGCCAGCTTTGCGCTCTAGAGCTGGCAGTGTGTTGTTGTTGATTGGCCCGTTAACCCACTCCAATTTTTCATACACTTCCAACGATTTTTTTGCAGCTTTAGCTGTTTCGGTGTTGCGAGTCTTGGCGATGTTGTCTTCCAACTGGGTCAGGATCTGGCGCGGTGTCAACATCTTGCCTTCAGCCGCAGCTGCAGCTTGGATCTGCAAAGCCTGTGATTGCAACTGAGTGCGGCGCTTAAACTCCTCGCCCTTGGGATCGATCACCACCACGCTGCCGGGTATCACAGGGATGCCAGCCAGCTGCGAAATGCCGCGATCAAGCTCTGAGCTTTCGCGCCGGTCTTCGCTTTGCAGCAACTTAAGAGCGGTCACCGCGTCCTTGCCGGTAATGCCTTTGCCGACCATTGACCAGATTTGATCTGGCCGCGTGATGGTGTTGTTGTAAATGCCAGCCAGCAAATTGAAATTCAAAGCCTGATTAGACTCTGCTTCCTTTGGTGGTTTAGGTTCCAGCAAATCCTTGAGGATGCCAACAGGTACAGATCCCGGTGGTAAAGCGTTGAGCTGGGTAATGAGCTGCTGCTTCTTGGGACTACCATCTGGCAGTGGAAAGATCTGTTCCAACAAGTTGATGGCTTCAGCTTCACCAGCTCGCTTGGCATCTGCAATCTTGGCATCTGCAATTGACTTCTTATAGTTGACTGCCACCATAAAGTTGGCGGTCACCTTGGCCACAGCATCAAAGTCATTCTTGATCAAATCTTGCAGCACAGGGCTCATGTTGCCGAGGTCGCCGGATTGTATTTTCTTCAGAGTTAAATCTGGATCAACCATATTCTCTGGAGCCATCAAAGTCTTGGTCACAGAGTTGATCTTGCCTGTGCGCAGCGCTGCTTCAAACTTGGTGCTGTACTCAATCTGCAATGCCTTATCGCCCAACAGCAAAGACTGGCTCAGCACGTTCTTACGAAAGACATCAGCCAGCTCATCAATGGAACGCTGCTGGCCATTGGCATCAGTCCAACTTCCCTGAGAAATTGTTTGCTCAAGCAGCCGTATGCTGTTGTCAAAATCAGAGTCAAACTTGGCAATGCGTTGTGATTTGGCGCGGTCAAGCTCTGCCTTGTATGCAGCATTGAGCACGGTGTTGCCATGCGTGGCCATGGTTGCGCGGAACTTGATTGATGCCTCTGGGTCAATCTTTGCCAAAGACTTTGAGTAACCATCAGACATGGTCTGAACTTTTGCTGCGACTTGGGCAGAGTCAATTTGACCAGACTCCACTTCAGACAACAGCTTTACCAACTCATTGCGGCCTTCAATCTCAAAATGGCCAGACAGCTCAAGGCTGCGAGCCTTGGCCACAGCTTGGTCAAAAAAGTTGAGCGAGCTGGTGCTGACAGATTCTGTTCGATTGGCACCCATGCCAAATGTCACGCCACCCTTGGCAGACTCAATCTGTTCTGTGGTCAATGGATTCTGGGCAGCAAACTGCAAGCCTTCTTGCTGGCGCATGACACCGGCAGTTTGGAATGCGCTGGCGCTCATGCGATCAAGAATCTGCGCAAGCTGGCTGGCACCTTGAGCAGCAACACGGGGCCCAATGAAATCAACCGACTGCTGCTGCGCTTGCACCATGGGCACACCGCCAGCTCCACGCAGTTGTATTTGTCCTGATTCGATTCGTTGCGTTGCCATGCTTATTTCACCTTCAAGTATTCAGTGCCAGCTCTAAGCAAAGTTGCGTTGGCAAGAATGCCGCTAGTCTTGCGAGCAGAAGAGCCAGCAAAGGTGAGCTGGCCAGCTTGGCTTCTTGCGCTGTACAAGTTCAGCATGTTCTGATAGTCGGTGGACTCCAACATGGCGCTGGCATCCTCAAAACCCAGCACCCGCGCAGTCAGCGCGTTAAGGTCAGCAATGCCAACATCACGCATGGTTGCGGCCACGTTCTCGCGCTGCACAGCCTGCACAGATCCCTCTCCCAGCACAACGCCGCTTGCAGCAGCTCTTGCGCGGATAGCTGCGTTTGTTGCCCTCATGTTCTTCAACAATGAGTTACCAGCAATTTGGTAGTTCTGTGCTTCAAGCTCAGCCTTCTTGATCGTGCGTCCAGCTTGGATCGTGGAGTACTGCTCAGACATATCTGCGCGAACTTCAGCCACCGCCAATGTGTCACGCGCCTGCAGCAGGTAGCTTGTCTGCTGATTGATGGCTGCAGCTTTTTGAGCCTCGGCTTCGCCGTAGGCACCAATCAGGCCTGCAACTCCAACTACTTGTCCGGGTGTTACTGCTGTTGCCATGTCATGTCCCTGAGAAAACAGCTACTCGGTAGTCCAAGCCCAGCAGGTTCATCTTGACCGGCAAGTCTTGGGATACCTCAATGGACTGCTCGCGGCTGTAACCAAGCACGCCATTGATGCGCTTGATGCCGGTGAACTCTGGTATGGGGTCATCCAGCAGCGGGTTGTCAAACAACCTAAACGCCACCGGCTGATTGTTGATGATCATGTTCTGAGTCTCGTTGACCACTGCGCTGATCTCCACAATGCGCTTCTTGAACGACACCCGGCTGCCGGTTTGCAGCTTGACCTCGGCAGGCATGGTCTTCACATAAACGGTGATTGGCAGGCCAACCTCATAACTGGTCACTGACTCGCGGTCAAAGGTCACAGCGCCACCAGCACTTACAGTCTCATTACCTTGTGGTGAACCATCGCAGATCACGTTGAGCGACTTACCAATGTGCGGCAGGCCAGATCCGACACCACCCGCAGAGGCACCAACAAACGCACAGTCGGTGAAATACTCGTAGCCAAAGAGCTCAATGAAGTACTTGTCGACGCTGTTGAATGTTCGCTTGGTCACAGCATAGATTGCATTGACATCAACACCCACATCAATGAAGCTGCCATCGGTTGTAAATTCAGATGGGCTGGTCACCTGCTGGCTGCGCATGATGCTGAACACAGCCATGCTGCCATCGTCGGTGTTTGTCATCAACAACAGATCAGCCTCTTCGGTGCTGGATGCTTTGCGCAGGGCAACACGCTGCGGCCCCTTGAGCAAGTGGCCAGACAGCAGCGAGATGCGCTGGGTGATGTAGGTCAGCTGCGTATCGTTAAACACAAACTCGTTGAGTGACTTGCCTTGGCGCTGAATGTAGATTGAGCCAGACTCCACCGATTGCACCCGCGTGCCGGGCTTGATGCCGTTGCGGGACACGTTTTTAAAAGTAAATGTCAGCGGGGTCACAGGGTCAGTGCCAGCCTGCGGAATAAAGAACTCGCCGCCAGTGGTGAACACTTGGAAGTCACGCGAGCTGATGATGTCAGTGATCACGTTTAAATCGTTGGTGTCCAGTGTCGCCTCGACGGCATCGTCATCCAGCGACTCAGTTGGGACAAAGTCAAAGAACAGGCCAATCTTGGAACCCCAGATGGTCGATGGACGCGATTTGCTGCCGCCAAAGTACAGACGGCCCTCATGGAAGGTCACAGTGCGCGGCCAACCCTTACCGGCAGACCACACATCAACGTAGCCGGTCTCAAGCTCCCAGCCACTAGATGCCACCGCAGTGGTGTCAAAAAATGGGTATTCAGTGATTGCCTTGACCACAGTGGCGCTGACGTACTCAACAATGCGAGCGCGGCCTTGTGTGTTGACGTTGACGTATTGGTTGACATTGCCTGCCGAAAATACGCCAGCAGATGCTGTCAATGTGACGTTACCAGACACAGCGCTTGGTGTCAGGGTTGCCGCTGGGTTGGTTGCCGCCAAAGTAAACGCATATTTTGGGATGCTGTCAAACGTGATTGATGTGGCCGTCCATGCTGTGTCGCTGGTTCGCGTAATGCGCACCGGCTGCAAGTCAGGGTGGACAACGATCAATGTGTCGGCAGACTGGGTCCAACACATGTCATCAACAATGTCGCTGGTGATTGAGGTGGTCAAATAGCTGTTTCCAGTACCATTGATGTTGGCCACCACAACACCATTTTTGATCACATGCATGCGGTTGTGGGTGAAGCACAGCATGTAGCTGTCGGCCACCGAGAACTGGAACGACACCAGCCGCACGCCAGCGCCAGCGCTAGAAGCGCCAGCAGAGGCGTTTGGCAGCTCAAAGATGTGCTTTGTGCCGGGCCTACGGCGAAGACCACCTTGGGGCTGGATCAGCACGTTGGTGGCCTTGGCCAGCGCATTGTTGTATGCGGCCAAGTCAACCCGAGCACGCAGCAATGGGTCGAGCTCGCCTGTAGCGAAGTTGGTGGTGAACTCAACAAAGCGTGGCATCAGTTCCTCACCGCAATCAAGCTGTAGTCTTCGATGATGCGCATCGGGTTGTTCTGGCCATCAATTTGCATGGCTTGGCGCATGTAGCCACCACGGCCATTCTCAGATGGGTCACCTGTGGCCACACGCTGCCATCTGGCAGACTTGTCTTGCTGCTCGGTAATCGTTTCAGCAATGTGCCAAGCCACCATGTACTTGAGCAGCTGCACAAAGTACTGGGGCATTGCAAACTCTGGCACACTAAATTGGTAATCAATAAAGACGCTAGTCAGGTTGGTGAGCAGCTTGTCCCCTTGAATTTCCCAGTCCTTTTGCACTGGGCTGCCGGAGTTGGCGCTGTTGTACACGGCACGGGGGTTGGCCAGTTTGTCGCCCGGCAGCTGATACTCATAGCGCCAGACAGTTGTTGGGGTGGTGATGAGCTGAGCCAGCTGCACCTTCTTCATGCCAAAGCTCCACGGGTACATGACCAAGGTGGAGTCGCGGATATCTGGATAGAGTCGGTCGCAAACGCTTGACTCATCGGTGCCGTCATTAAAAGACGAAATAGCCTTGGCACCAATCAGGAGCAAGGCATCAGAGCAGATCGATACACCAGTGTCACCAGCAGCCATTTGAACCCCTCAATGTAAGAAAGGCCATCCTCCGAGGATCCCCAGAAGATGGCCTAGCTAACTGACCATCAATTAGTCAGTGTCAGTTGCGCTTACGGTTGTGCCGTCAGCAATGTCAACCACACCAGCTGAAGACACAGCGTTGACGTAAGTCAACACTAGGCTTGGGGTAGTAGCGTCATAGACAAAAAGAATGTCGCCGACTTTTAACAGCGTTGCAATGCTGTCAAAGTAGCTCACGGTGTTAACCGTGGCTTGGGTATCTGTTGTTTTGTACAGATACATTGATGGTGCATTGCCAGATTTGGCAGCGCATACGGTTACAAAACCAGTGCTTGAAAATGCCATGTCAGTCTCCTAGATTAAGTTTCACGGCAGGTGATCTTGACGATACCTTCATCGTCAATGGCAACAGCGCCAGCACTGAAGACCTCGTTCACCAACCAAGAAGTCTTCTCAGCGATGTAGTTGATCTCAGTTCTCATGGCAATGCCTTCACCATAGCCAACTGCATCCTTGTGAAATGCGAAGCAGCTGCGATCAAGTGAGCCGTCAATAGCCAAGCCGCCTTCAGAGCGGTCCCCCAACATGTGGAACTGAAAGCCCAAAAAGGTGTTTAACTCGCCTTGCACCAGCGCTTTAACGCTGTTGAAGTCGGAGCTGGTCACGCTGGTTTCAGACAACAAATTGGCCAAGCCATTGCCGTGGATGATGATGTGACGACCATCAGGTGGCACGTTGTTTTTGTCCATCAAACGCTTAATCTCACGCAACTTTGTGATGTTCATGTTTGAGTCTGTGCCGCCAATGTCATTGCTCACTGTCAAGCTGGTGCTAGATGCAGTGAGTGCATCCAGAATCATCTGATCTTGACGGCGACCCATAGCGCCAGCAACAACTTGCACCAACTCTTGGCGCTCATCGAAGTTGACTTTGGCTTGCGAAAAGATATCGCTGTACTCTGCGGCGTTAAAGTCAGCCAATGTCAAAGTGACAGTGCTGAAGCCAACATTCAGAGGGGTAACATCAGTTTGGGGGACGCGAACAGTGGCAACGCCACGGCCCACTTTGGGGAACTTAACAGTTGAACCTTCGACTCCACGACGCTGGCGAACCGCCGGAACCAACATTGCCTTACCTTGGTAGGCTTGTTTGACTTCCGCGTCGAAGAGAGTAACGAAGGCATTGCTTAAAGAAATGCTCATTGGGATACCTCATTCGGTTGTTGAAAAAACAGGGTTCTCGCGCCGGTAAGCCTGTAAGTCAGGGCCGATTGCTTGCTGGTATCGCCAGCCAGTCGTCAGCATCCACTGCGGTAAGGGTCGGTTGCCCGGTAGGCCTTGGCCGGATTGTATGACTTTTTTGATAAAAGCAATAGGGGTGCTTGACTGTTGTACAAAAAAGACCCAGCCGAAGCTGGGTCAAAGGGCAACTGCTTGCCTTAGAGAGATTATTTAAAGCTCGATTGAAACATCTTTTCGACCTTGTTGCGGTAGCCGGGGTCGGATTTGTAGCGTGGATCATTGACCATTTGATAGAGCTCATCCTTGCTGGGAGCGCCTTCAAGCGGTGCGCTTTGGGTTGGCACTCTGCCCTCATAGGCTTCGCGCACCTTCATCAACGCAGTGATGCCGCGAGCGGTGCCACCCATAATTTTGAATTCCTCGAAATCATCTTTTGACCAGACACCCTTGTTGACCAAGCCGCGAGCCCAGTCCACCATGCCGTTGACGATTGCGCCACCGTTGGGGCCAAGCTGTTTCATCTCCACAGCTGGGTCAACCATGTCGCCTTGCATCAGCTCACGCGCTTGGGTTTGCAGATTGCCAACCAAGTCATCAAATGCAGCCTGCGACAGACTGTTGTCCTTTGCCCATGTGGCCAAGGTAGACGCAATAGGGTTGGTTTCGGCCTCTTCGCCAAAGGCTTTGAGGTCATACTTGCCATCGGCTGGCGCTTTGTGCTTGCCTTGGCTGATTTGCTTGCGCAGATCCGACCAGGATTTTGCAATGCCTTCTAGGTCAGGCTCGTTGGAGTCCTTCTTCCAGAAGTTTTCTGGCCAGAAGTCTGGCCGCTCCAAGGGATCATCGGGCTCAGACGCAGCCAATGCATCTGGCGCAACGGCTTTGTGGTCAATCTCTACGGCTTGTGGATTAGTCGGGGTGGTTTGGTCATTCACTTGCACGTTGTCAAGTAGGCCGGTTCCACCGGGCTCGACGGTTGCTGTGTCGTTCATAGTTTCCTTGCTGAGTTAATCCGCACCTCGATGTCCCTCACCACCGTCCTTTGCCCTTCGGCAAAGAAGGCGTGTGAAGGGTCTGTGCCCGGCACGGCGATGGGCACATTTACATACATGTGCTGCAACCACTGCAACAGCTTCTGGCCATCTTCAGAGCCAAACACCCGCAGCGTCAGCTTGGCCAAGTCCTCGCGTTTTTGGTCAACCTCGCGGATATCGCTTGGCTGACCAATGGCTTCTAGTTCATCCCAGCTCATTTTTCTGGCATCTCCATCATTTCGTCTTCATCAGCAAATGGCGACATGCCAGACTTGATGCGCATCTTTGCGTGTTCATAGGCCTTGTCCATGATGGATGGCGGCATATTTGTAAAGAATGATTTACTCTCCACATCTGTGCTCAATAAGTAATTCAGCTCTTTTTTGGTAAGCGTTGGGACAATCAAAGGTATTTCCAGCTCTTTGCCATCCATACCCACGCCCACAGATATCTCTGTAGACACATCACCGTCGCGTCTTTTGAGCTCGCCAAAATAACCCATGCCTTTTTTTTCGCCGTCTGGTCGGTTTCCATAATCCATCACATTACTCCTTCGGGGGCTGGTAGTGCTTGCATACCGGCACCAGCTTGGGCCTGCATGGCCATGGCCTGTGCGATAGCTTGCTGCTGTTGTTGATTGCGCATCTCTTCCATAAGCACGGCTCGCTCGGCTGCGGTGTTGCGCACAGCAGCTGGCACACCTAGCTTGTCGGCAAGGTAGTCCACCAGCACATCAGTCTTGATGACCAGCTGGCCATCGGTGCCCAAGTTCTGAGCAATTTGCATGTACTGCATGATGGAGTTGACCTCTTCCATGTTTTGCGCCATGGCCAGCGGAGCCACTGGGGTGACCTTGACTTCCAGCCCATTGACCCGCAGCGGCATGTCGATCAGGCCACGCTCGTCCATCACTTCCAAGATCTTGGCGGTGACGGGGATCATGGTTTCGTTGATCAATCGGCCAAAGGCAGATCCAAGGTTCTGGGCCAACTCCTTCATGCGCTCGACGATCTCGGTGGCCGAGCGTGCGCTCATGTTGTCAGGTGGCAGCGACTCATCCAGCAAGATCCGCTTGATACTTTGAGTCATGTCGTTGATCACCAGCTGGCTCACGTTGAAGTCGCCAGATCGAGGCAGGGCCAGCAGAGCTGGGCCTTGTGAGCCGCCATTGCGAGCCACTGGGATGATGGCTCCCGGCACAATCTTGACAGTGTTGGGGTTGAGCACACCATCATCTGCGGCGGTGTAGACACCAGCCACGGCCAGCGATGCGTTCTTGAGCAGCAACTCTTTGACCTTGTTCAGCGTCTTGATGTCGGGCAGGGCAGTCATCAATGGGCCACGGCCATAGATCTCGCCAGCCACCTTCATGTACCGGCTGATCACCCACGGGCTCATCTTGCGACGGCGGTAGACAATCTCTGTCTTAGATACCTTGTCGATAACGTGATAACAGTAGTCGCCACGCTTGTGGTCATAGATCGTGGCCTCAAGCAATTCAATGTCATCAGTCGGCTTGTTCTCTATGCGGCGCTTTAGATCGTCTGATATATCCGCGTCTGGCCACTGGCGCTGGATGGACTCACCCTTCATGCGCATGCGGCGGTAGACATTGTCCACTTGGCCGTTGGCACCTTCCTCGTAGCTCACCAAGAACAGGGGCACGGGGATGAAGTTGAGCGGCTGCACATCGTCGCCGGGCTGCACCATCATGCAGGCGGTGCCTACCGCCAGATCCAGCAAAAACTCGCCCATGGCGATGTCAAAGTTGGACTGGTTCAGCATGGTGAACATCTTTTCTTGGTAGACCTCAAGCACAGCTTGGGCTTGCTGCCTGCGTTCTGGCGGGATGTCTGAGCCAGCTTCCAGCTTGGCCCACTTGCGCTGGGGTGGGAAGACTACAGACTGCAGCCGGTTGGCAAAGCGCTGGGTAGAGTTGATGGCGGTCGAGTCAAAGACGCGCTGCATCTTCTTAGATCCAGTCGCGCCGCCTTCCCACACGCCATATAGCTGGCGCTGGGGCAAGGCAAATTCGTAGGCATCTTGGTAGAGCTGCTGGAATTCGTCCTTCTTGGCTTGTGCTGCCACCTGCCGTTTAAGGATCTGCTCTGGTGTCAGGCGCATGCCGCCGGGTGTGTTCTTATCGTATTCCATATCAATCCTTTTGCAATTCGTACTTCTCCAACATGTTGCGGCCTTTGGCTGCCAGCCTTGCAGCTGCGCCAGCTGTGCGCGGCACCGGCTCGCCCCACGCATTGGCTGCCAGCGCCAGCCGGGTGGGCTTGCCCTTGTCATCCACCAGTGGGCCACTTGGGTTGGTGTAGAAACGGGTCAGGAATGATCCCTTGCGACGCAACGCTTGGCCTACTGGGCTCTTGTCTTTGACACCCGGCTGTAGGTTTTCGCTTTCACCAGAGCGCTCAAACTTGCGCCGACCGGCTTCGGTCAGGCCACCCTCTGGATCCTTGTATTTGCTCACTTCTTTTCTCGCGCCGCCGCCATGTTGTCAACCAAGTTGGGGTATGGTCTGCCAGCTTTTGCGGCACGCCGCATGGCGTTGCGCTTCTCGGCTGATGACATTTCCTTTGGCTTGCCAAGATCTTTGGGCCGAGGCTTGTCCCAGACCTCTTTCATTTCTTTTCCTTGCCAGCTTTAGACATGGCAATGGCCACGGCTTGCTTTGGGTTTGTGACCTTGTCGCCACTTGAGCTTTTCAGCTGGCCAGCCTTGTACTCGCGCATGGTCTTGGCGACTTTGTCTTTCATCTTGCTTGATTTGTCGTCGTAGTGTCCGGGCATTATTCAACTCCTTTTAACATTGGTCTGACCATCTTGCGAGACACGGCACCCAGCTTGGATGCGCGGCGCTCGCCTACCTCACGCTTAAATGTGTCTTCTGCTTCGGTCTTCTTGGCAGCAAACTGCGATGTATCAAATTCACCAATCTGTGGTGCCTCTGGCTTTACGCCAGCAAACTCGGCAGGCTTTACTGGTGCAACTGGAGCTTTGCCTTCTGGCAGCGGTCTAAATAAATAATTGCTTGTCCCACGTTGACCAATTTCAACTGGACTTAAAACTTCTGAGAATCCGTATTTATTAGGATCTGTAAACAAATCTTGACGGTACGGAACAACTGCTCCAGTAAATGGATTGGTAAATCTATAGTCAATTATTGTTTGACCTCTATCTTTATAGGTAAACTTTTGAGATGCTGCAATCCTGTCTCTTGCTCCAGACGCAATTTCAGTCAATTGCTTTAGATATGCTTCGCTGTTTTTTTGATATTCACTGAGCGCCGTCTTGTATGGTGTCGCCACATTTGTGGTGTATTCAGCAAGGTCTTTACCGTACTTTGCCGAAGCCTCTTCAAACGGCTTCATCTTTGCGGCGCTTTCAGCTTGGTAGCCGGTGAATGCTGTTTGGTACTCGCCAGTCAGCGCGTCTACATTGGCCTTGTACTGCTTGGCCAGCCGATCAATATCGGATGTGCTGCGCCGAGCGATCTGGCGTTGTTTGAACTGGGGAAGGGTGGCCATTATTGAATCCTCATGCCGCCGCCGCCAAGATCAATAGGAATGCCCAGCTCGGCATCCATGCGCTCGCCGGACAACAACGACCTGCGGCCTCCACGGGTGCGAGCTTTTAGGGCAGATGCTTCAGACGCTGCGGCCTTGCGGCGCTCTTCGTCGGCTGCGGCCTGCACCTCCTTGGCCTTTTTTTCCATCTCTAGCTTGTTGGTTGCATATTGGGTTTGAGATGTCTCAAACTGCTGGCGAGCCAGTTCTGCTTGCTGCTCAAGGGACGCGCCTTGCTTGGCGTACTCGGCAGTTTGCTTGGACAACTCAAGACGCATGGCCGCTTGGTCGGCTTGCTGCTGCAAAAGAGCTTTTGCTTGTTGCTTTTCAGCATCCCTGCGAGCCTTGCGACCCTCGTTGGCGGTGTAGGCAGAACCTGCAAGAACGGCAAATGCAATTAACGGCATACCTAACTCCTTATTAAAACTTGATCAACTTTTTCAACATCTGTTTCATCGGTCGCATGAATGCAAAACCACACGCTGTTTGTCACCGCTGTGACCTCATGGCTTTTGCCAGCAGCAATATTTATGCAGGCCGGCGCGTGATATTCAGTCTCAACATCATCAACTTTCACAACCACCCAGCCCTCTGCAAGAATGCTCATGTGGTCGTATGTGTGTTTGTGCTGCACCATGAAATGATCCTGCGGCAGACTCACCTGCTTGGCATACAAGCCATCAGAAAAGTGGTGCTTGATCTCAGGCAATTCAATGATGTCTGTACTCATACCAACAGATTCTATTGAACTTTGTACAAGGGACAATTACTGTATATCGTGGCGATATATAGCTTATGCAAACACATCGAAGTCGGTGCTGGCGCTGGACTGACCCATGGGTCTGCCACCCAGCTGGTGGGTGCGTGTCATGCGGTTGTATTCGCCGCCGCCAAGCATCAGGTAGCCAAAGGAGTCACCAATGTGTGAGTGCTCGTTCTTGTTTGGCGCGTCCCGAAAGCGCTCTTGGCCAGCGCCGACCGCCACCCGCTTGAAGTGGTAGCCACCAGCAAGCGCTTTGCGTAGCAGCTTGCACTCGCGGTTGACAATAAGCCCCGGCTTGCCGGTGATCAGTCGCTGCATGGGGGCAGCCGAGGCCTCACGGCGCACCTTAAAGTCGTTGCTGGCCGTGGGTTGTGCTCGCAACCCCAAGGTTTTGAGGTAATCAAAGGCTGTGACCTCATAGATTGCATCTCTGGCCATACCGGCTGGGTCACCCCAGATCATTACTTGGTGGTTGGGGTAGCGCTGGTTCAGTTCAGCCAGCAGCTGGTGGCCAAAGCGCTCAAGGCCCATGTCAAAGGTCACGATTTCTTGGTGAATCAGCCACCTACCGTTGGGCAAACGCTGTCCAATGGTGGCCGCTGGGGTCAATCCGAAGTCAAGCCCCACCTGTATGGGCACATTGGGCTCAATTTCGGTGTCGCCAGACATGGTGCTGTCTTCGTACTCTGGCCAAACAGGCCTGCCTTCTTGCACATAGGTGTATTCCCCACCGGCATAGCAGCGGATCCAGTCCAGATTCTTGCCAAGCAGCATCTGCTGGTAGTAGCCGGGCGGCAGATTGTGGACATTCTCAGCCTTGGGGTTGACCTTCCACCATTTACCACTTGCAAAGATGTGATCGTTGGCCTCTGGCATGTCGGGCAAATCTTCAACATCCACGGGCACCACACCGCCGGGCTGCTTGAAGAACTTCCACGCATACTGGCCGGTCATCTTCTCCTTCTCAGCCATGCGGTGCCACCAATGGTCATCATCCATGGGGTTGGTATCCATCCAGATCCCGTGCCAAGTAGCCCCGCCATCGCGTTTGGTAGGGTATCGGCCAACCCGGTGGGTCAAGCCATCGATCACGGCCTTGGGCAGCTCACGCGCCTCATTAACCCAAGCGCCAGTCAGCTCCAAGGACAGCAGCTTCCTGACATCCTTGGGCTGGTCAAGGGCCAGAAAGATGACCTCGCAGTCAATGCCAGCCGCGTCACCACGGGCAGGCAGCCGGATGTGGTGGGTGATAGGCGGTGTCCAAAGCATGGGCCCAAAGGTGCCTTCTGGGAACAGGTCAAGCCAAGTCTTGATGGTGGTGGTCTTGAGCATGGGGTAGCTGTTCCTGACAATCGCCCAGCGGGAATACCTGACGTTGTCAATCGGGCTTGGCTTTTGTTGCACCGCCTTGATGAAGATCTTGGCTGCACACCCGTAGCTCTTGCCCGACCCCACCGGCCCCATGATCCCTTGCACAAAGTTCTTGGACTGGATGAAGTCGTAGATCACCGGCGACTCGCTGAAGTCTAGGTTGAGGCCAGCCATCGGCACGGTCTTGTCGGACATCTCTTTGGTACGGCTCATCTTCTTTCTCCAGTTGTCTAATCTGCCTTTTGCGCCACATCACTCACCCCGTGGTGCAACAACATTGATATCAATCACAGACGGCTTCTCGCTGCCGTCATCAGGGTTGTCAAGCAGTCCACTCGCCTTGGCCAGCAACCGCAGCACACCTACCTTGTCATACAACTCAATGTCCAGCGTGGAGTACACATTTCCTTCAGAGTCCTTCTTGCTATTGACCTTGATCGACTTGATCGCATGCAGCGCGTGCTCTGGTATATCGCTAGACCTCTTCACCGTCACGTTGCCCTGCTCATCCCACGACATGATGTCTGTCAGCTTGGTGTTGGCCATGCTCAGCAACGCATAAGCCACAGCCTCTTTGTTGGCCACCAGTGTTGAGCTGCGGTCCAGCCTGCGCTGCACAGACCTCACCCCGCCCCAGTTGGTCAGGGGTGGGATTACGCTTGACTGTTTGGGTCTAGTGGCCATCAGAACGGTATATCGTCGTCATTGTCTGGCACCACAGCCTTTGGCTGCGGCTGGGGAGCAGCAGCAAACACAGGCGCAGCAGACCCAGCACCAGAGCTGCTCATCTTGGGCTTGCCAACCTTGAGCTTGAACCAAACCCCGCCGTCAGGCTTCTTGTTGACGTAGACATCAAGGAAGTGCTTCGTCCCATCAGGCATCACAAACGTGCCCTTGTAGTCACCATGCCACGCCTCAGTCTTCTCAGCGTTCTTCCACGCCTTGCCCTCACTCGGCTTAATCTCGTTGTCGTTTGTCATAAAAGTCCTTTACATCATTGTCGTTGAAAAAGTGGGGAAAATTTCGGGGTGACCCCCACACGCAGTACGAAGGGGCGGGGGGGCAAGGGTATCGATTTGCGCACACGGCTGGCCACGCCCTGCCTGCCGGTCTTGTGGGTATCCCCTTTGTAGGGTTTACCGTCTGACGTAAAGTGTTTTTGTGTCTTGCTCATTTGTAACCCCCGCCCTTTTCTTTGTATTGCTTGGCCAACAGTTGCGCCTTACGCGCCGACCACTCGCCCGCTGCGGTACCTTGTACGGCGCGACCTTTGATTGACTCAAACAAAGTCTTGCGCATTAGCGGTTGGGTGTAGTTGCCTGCCGCGTTAACTTTGGACTTGGGTTTTTCCATGTCACTTCTTTTTGTTCATCGCGTTGGTGCTGGTGCGCTGGCCGCGCATTGGCATTGGCTTGGCAGCTGCTGCTTTGTCTGCGGGTTTTGCTTTGTAGTCGCGCATGGTCTTGGCAACTTTGTCTTGCATCTTGCTTTTCATGTCCATCATTCAGCTCCTCTTAACATTGGTCTAGTCATCTTGCGGGAAACGGCACCAAGCCTTGCTGCCTTGCGCTCGCCCACCTCTCGCTTGAATGTGCTTTCGGCTGCGGCGCGCTTTGTACCGAACTCACCTTCGTCAAACTTTTCTATGGCTGGCGCAACTGGCGCAGTTGGCAGCGCAGGTGCTTTTTCGGTAAACGTCGGTATAGGTTTTGGTTCGTAGTAGGTAAAGTTTTCACGCTTTGTTTCATAGCCAGCAAGGCCAAACAATCCGTACCGTGGCTTCTTAGTTTCTTTTACACCTGTGCGCTCAATGACAGGATTTTTTTCTAGCTCAGCCAGCGTTGCGGTGTACTCATCCAGCTTCTTTTGGTAGGCAGACTTTTGTGTTTCGTAGGTTGGCAGCAGCGACTCTTTGTAGATCGTCATCTGCTCTTCAAACGGCTTCATCTTCTCTGCCACGCCAGCTTGGTAGCCGGTGAATGCTGTTTGGTACTCGCCGGTCAAGGCATCAACGCTGCTCTTGTACTGCTTGGCCAGACGGTCAATGTCGGATGTGCTGCGCCGGGCGATCTGGCGTTGTTTGAATTGGGGCAGTGTGGCCATTACTGGATCCTCATGCCTGCGCTGCCGAGATCCATACCAATACCCAGCTCTGCATCCATGCGCTCACCTGACAGCAGGGATCTGCGGCCACCACGGGTGCGAGCTCTGAGCGCAGATGCTTCGGCAGCTGCAGCTTTACGGCGCTCTTCGTCGGCTGCGGCCTGCACTTCCTTGGCTTTGTTCTCCATCTCCAGCTTGTTGGTCTGGTAGTTTTGCTGAGATGTCGCAAACTGCTCGCGAGCGGTGTTGGCTTGCTGCTCAAGGGATGCGCCTTGCTTGGCATACTCAGCGGTTTGCTTGCCCAGCTCAAGTCGCATCGCAGCTTGGTCAGAGGACTGCTGCGCCAGCATGGTGCGTTGATCGTTCTCAGCTTGCTTGCGAGATTTACGCGCCTCATTAGCGGTATAAGCTGAGCTCAAAATAATTGCACTTGCAATATAAAACGGCATAATTAAACTCCAATCAGAACTTCATCAATCTTGTCTGCATCTGTCTCTTGTGTTGCGTGGATACAGAACCATACGCTATCTTCATGCGCTGTGATTGTGTGATGCTGGCCAGCAGAGATGTTTATACAGGCAGGCGCCTTGTACTCTGTTCTCACACCCTCCACCTCCACCGTCACATCGCCCTTGGCCAAAATACTCAGATGATCGTAAGCATGCGCATGGCTGACCGCAAAATGCTTTGCTGGCAACAGCATCTGCTTTGCATACAAGCCAGCAGAAAAATGATGCACCACACCCAAATCAACTTCGATCATATGCAAACGATTCTAATGATGTTTGTACAAGGGGCAATTACTGTATATCGTGGCGATATATAGCTCATGCAAACACATCGAAGTCGGTGCTGGCGCTGGACTGGCCCATGGGTCTGCCACCCAACTGGTGGGTGCGGGTCATGCGGTTGTATTCACCGCCGCCCAGCATCAGATATCCGAAAGAGTCGCCAATGTGTGAGTGCTCGTTCTTGTTTGGTGCGTCCCGAAAGCGTTCTTGGCCAGCGCCGACCGCCACCCGCTTGAAGTGGTAGCCACCGGCCAGCGCTTTGCGCAGCAGCTTGCACTCACGGTTGACAATAAGCCCCGGCTTTCCGGTGATCAGGCGCTGCATGGGCGCAGCCGAGGCCTCACGACGCACCTTGAAGTCGTTGCTGGCGGTGGGTTGGGCTCGCAGCCCCAAGGTTTTGAGGTAATCGA